GATCATGAACGACACCAAAACAGCGTTCAAAATGATCGGGCATTTGGGTATGGCGATTAAATGGGTGGCCGGTATTGCGGTGGCGATTGGCTCGGTGTGGCTGATCTTCAGGGATTTGCACAAATGAACCCACTCGTCCTCGCCCCGCTGCTGGAAGTCGGCAAGACTCTGCTGGATCGCTTCGTGCCTGACCCCGAGGCCAAGCGGCAGGCCGAGGCTGACTTCTTGCGCATGGCGATGGACGGAGAGCTCAAACAGGTCATCGCTCAGCTTGAAATCAACGCACGGGAAGCGCAACATCCAAGCGTCTGGGTGGCTGGATGGCGCCCCGGTGCAGGCTGGGTGGGAGTGGCTGGGTTTGCCTACGCCGTATTCCTCCAGCCCATGATGACATGGGTAGCCGCCATCAACGGCTGGCCCACGCCGCCGACCATCGACGCTGATCTGCTCTGGGTAGTCCTCAGTGGCATGTTAGGTATTGGCGGGATGAGGACATTTGAACGCGTCAAGGGGGTGATTCCGAATGGGCGGTAACTTGTTTCTTGTATACGACGTTTTTGACATCGTAGGGGCGCACACCGAGCGCAGCCGATACCAGTTTTGGGGAACGCGTTTTCGCGTATTCCTCCTGAATGCGCTTGTGCTGTTCTTCGGTCAGTTTGGCTTGAGGGCGATTCCGTGCTTGCTGCGTAGGCGTGGCCCAGCGGCAGTTCTCCGGGCTATACGAGCCGTCATTGTCAATTCTGTCAAGTGTCAGCCCAACTGGTTTCGGCATAAGATCAGACACGAAGTTTCTAACATCATGCCAGCGGGGGCAAACAAAAATACCCCGACCGCCATACCGATGGTACTTTGCATTCTTCGGGTTGTAGCAGCGCTGCATCATGCTGTACCACGTTGGGTACAGGGCATGATTCCACAGTCCGTGTTTTGTATTCGCAAGCGCCGCGCGTTTTACCCCCTCCTCAGTGGATTTAACTACAGTCGGATCGCCATGTTTATACCATCGCAAATAGTGCATTCTGCACATTTGTCGGGCAAGCGTAGGGTTGGGGCACTGAGGTTGCGAGCAGGTGTTCATTACGCCAGTATAGCGGATAAACGCACCTACGAAAAGTCCAAAGGAGTCGCAGCGAAATGACCTTCAAACTCTCCCGTCGCAGCCGTGACAACCTGATCGGAGTCGATCCTGATTTGGTGACTGTAGTCGAGCGGGCGATTCAGATCACCACCGTGGACTTTGCTGTCACTGAGGGGCTGCGTACTGAGGCGCGGCAGCGGGAGTTGTTCGAAAAGAAGGCCACGCAGACGATGAACTCCCGGCACCTCAAAGGCGAAGCAGTCGATCTCGTGGCGTTCCTTGGTGGACGCATCTCGTGGGAACTCAACCTCTACGATGAGATCGCGGACGCAATGCGGCGGGCCGCGCTGGAGCGCAACGTCGGCATCCGCTGGGGCGCTGCGTGGAACGTGCCCGACATCCGCCATTGGAACGGTACGCTGGAGCAGGCCATGCACCATTACATTGACGCAAGGCGTAAACTAGGGCAGCGGCCCTTTATCGACGCGCCGCATTTTGAAATGGTGTAAACATGGCTGGCCTCAAGATCACGAACTTCCTCGGCAAAGCGCCCAAGATCAGTCCTGAGTTGCTGCCAAACACGGCTGCACAGACTGCGAAGAACTGCAAGCTGTATTCCGGTGATCTGATCCCCTACCCGCAACCTGTCGTAATCGCTAACACAGGGCGCACCGGCGCGGCCAAAACTCTGTACGCACTTCGTGAACCGGATGACCCAGATGATCTGACGTGGCTCTCGTGGGCGGGGGACGTGGAAATCGCGGTGGCTTCGTCCAATTTGCAAGACGAGCAGCGGTTCTACTACACAGGTGACGGGGCGCCCAAAATCAGCACCCACGAGTTGGCAACGATCGGCGATGCGCCATACCCGGTGGGGTACTACGATTTGGGCTTGCCTGTGCCGCCGGACAGCGCTACGCTCAATACGACGGCTGCGACGTTTGCCACTAAGGCCACCTCCTCATTTTTACGCGACGCAGGCAATATCGCCACTGTCGTCACCAGCGCAGCGCATGGTCTGCGCACGGGTAACATCATCACAGTGTCGGGCTTTACCTACCGCACCGGTACCTACGCGCAATCTGGCACCACTGTCACGGTTACGATCAGCAACCACGGGCTGGCAAATGGCGCGGATGTTACGCTGGATTTCACCTCTGGGACTGCAGTTGATGGCAACTTCACTATTAGCGATGCCACAGCCAACACGTTTAAAGTGGTCGCAAATACGGCAGTGTCGACTAGCGGCAATGTGCGCTGGGACATCCGCAACTTCAACGCGACCAATGTGGAATGCACAGTAGTCAACGATACGACCTTCACTTACTTCAGCCCCGGCTCGCAAGTCACGACCACCACCTACACGGCTGGCAAGGTCGATCTTGGGGGGCTGACGCAAGCGCGGTCTTACGTCTTCACGTGGTTCACCCCGTGGGACGAGGAGTCCATCGCGTCCAAGCCATCGGACAACCTGTACATCAAGGAAGGCATCGCCGTCACGGTGTCCAACCTGCCAACTGTCAAACCGCCGGGTAATAACTTTGTGCGTGGTGTACGGGTATACCGCACGCTGTCTTCTAGATCGGACACCGAGTATTTTCGGCTTGGCACCCTGTGGTTTCCCACCGGGCTAGCGTCTGTGCAGCGAACGGCCAACGTTTCGCGGGTGGCACTGCTGTTCCCGCATAATTTTGGGATTGACGACCGGTTCAAAATCAGCGGCTGCACTGTGGCGTCGTTTAACATCACGGGGGGCATCGTCACCGACCTCGTTGATGAATATACTTTTGAGTACGCGCAGGTCGCCGCTAACGTTACCAGTACGCTTGTGAATGCAGGCACCCTGTACCACGACGCGTCCGAGAACCCGCCTACCACCGCAGCGCGGTACTGGGGGGATGGCGGCTACAATTTTGTCGATGATTTCGATTCCCGCAGTCTACTTAGTATCCTTGATTCCGACGAGTACGACGCGCCGCCCGAAGACCTGCGCGGACTGACCGTCATCCAAAATAGCATTCTTGTCGGCTTTGTCGGCAACACGTTGTACTTTTCTGAGCCAAAGCTGCCGCACGCATGGCCCAGAGAGTATGCCACGCCGCTAGGCGACGACATTGTGGCGATAGCCTCCATTGCCGGTTCGTTGCTTGTAACGACCACAGGGTATCCCTATATTGTTTCAGTGAATGACCCCGCCTCGGGCGTGTCAGTATCAAGGATTGACGTGCTGTATCCTTGCTTAAGCGCCAAGAGCATGGTGACGATGGACTACGGCATTGTCTGGTCAACCAACGACGGTCTGGCCGTGTATTCGCCTGCCAGCGGGGCGACACTTGTGACCAAGTTGTTATACAACAACGACACGTGGGCCGTCGATGTCGATCCCGCTACGGTGGTGGGTGTGTATTACGGGGAGAACTACTTCGCTTCGCACTCACAGGGGTCGTTCGTGTTTTCGTATGACACAAAAACTGGCGGCTTCTTCGTGGATACCAGCCCGGTTTTTACTGCCGCATGGTATGACACGTTGACCGGCAACCTGTACTACTTGGCAGGCACGCAGGGGGATGTCTACGAATGGGACAGTCTATCCCAACCTGCGCTAGTTTTGGAGTGGAAGTCTAAGACGCTTGTGGCCAAGGACATGAGCAACTTTGGCGCGGCCCGCGTAATCGCCGACTATGCATCGACTACTTCTGTATGGGATACCAATCTGGCAGCGTGGGAGTCGGAAACAACTAAATGGGACGCTGTAGACGGGGTGACATTCCGATTGTGGGTAAACAAACAGTTGGAATTTGAAACAGTGGTGCCAGACACAGGGGCGTTCCGGCTCCCGACTGGGTACCGCGCGGACACTTTTGAAGTCGGCGTAGAGGGCAACGTCCGGGTCAGAGCCGTACATCTCGCAGAAACCATGTTTGGGCTCAAGGAGGTGTAATGGCGACCAGAGCATCACGGTTTTCAACGATACCGAATATCCCGCAGCAGGGGCTGTCGGACTGGCAGTTCCAGACGCTCAATGCGATGAAAGAGAACGTCGAGCTTTTGACCGGCGCGCGCAGAGGTGGTGCTGCATCTGCGGCAGCCCTGACCCGTGGCTCTATCACGGTGGCCGCTGCACCGGCGCAAACAATGCAACGCGTTACAGCAATAGGTACGGGATATACAATCAGCAATGTAACTGTGCCAAGTTTGGATGACTATGTGCGGCTTGTCACCAATGTTCAACAGATCGCAAACGACGTAGCAGTACTGCGGAGTACTGTCAACGCGTTGATTAACCAACTGAAAGGATGATCATGGCCATGAACGAAACAATGAGGACTATGCTCAGTTCAGCCCCGGGCCCCGATCCGGCCAACCCGTATCCGTTTGGAAAGTATATGGCCTTGGGCACCTTCCTGAAAAATGGGTTTGGCGCAAACCGTGGCGCACCGGTGTCACGCGCAGTCAACGCGGCGCTAGACAGCGCGACGCGCGGGAGCTACCCTGCCTTTAGTAGTGCGCCACAGTTTGCGCCTATCGTATCCAGCGTGTTCCCAAGCCCGCAAGCATCCCCCGCTCCAATGCGCTCCGAAGCTGGCCTCGACTACAGCAACCCACAGTCTATCCCGCTCGGCAGGCGCCGGGCCCTAAGGAAGCGGGATGAAATCAACCGCTCGACGGACGCAAATACTGGCATGGACACCGGCGTGGAGGACCAGCAGGATGATATCCCCTCCTATGCGGCAGGCGGCATGATTGGTGCAGGCGGTATGCCCGAGCCAATGGGTGCGGGTTTTGCTCCGCAAGGCCAAATGCCCCAAGGCGGTATGCCTGAGCCGACGGGTGTGGGCCTCGCCCCGCAAGGGCAGATGCCCCAAGGCGGTATGACGCCCCAGATGCTGGAAATGGAGATCAACCAGTTTTCTTCGCAACACCCGCAGCAGGTCGCGCAGATTCGTGCCGCCATTATGGAAGTGATGCAGACCGGCGAGTTGACCCAGCAGGAACTCAACATGGTTGTCCAGTTGGCGACGGTCGCCGCTCAGAACCCTGAAATGTACCCGTACGTGCGCAACTTTGCCCTTCAAAACGGCATCGCCACAGAGCAAGATTTACCCCAGCAATACGACCAAGGTTTGGTGTTCGTCCTTCTACTCGCCGCCCGCGCCATTCAGGAAAACGTCGGCGGGCAGAACATGATGCAGGGCGGCACGCCCGCGATGGCGGGGGGCCAGCCCATCCCCTCAATGGCGAAAGGCGGCATGACCCCAGACTCCAAGAAGTCTGACGGCTCTTTATTGATCAATGCACACGAAGGTGAGTACGTCATCCCGGCGAATGTGGTTAAGATGAAGGGTAAAGAGTTCTTTGATAGCCTTGTTGAGAAGTACAAAGCATGAGCAATATGTCCATTGAAATGCTGACACCCGAGCGAGTCACTGAATTGTGGCCCGTTCTGGAGCCGTATTTTGATGCGGCGTGTAAAGGTAATGAAATTGCCAAAGACGAACTGGACGCCAAAGACATCTACGTCCTTGCCATCACAGGGTTGGTAGCAGTTTTTGTGGGATTCGAAGACGGGAAGCCTGCATGTGTGTTGGGTATCCAGTTCAACACCACGAACGGCCACAAGGGGGCTGACGTCATGGCGCTCGCGGGTCGCGGTTTGATGCGGTTTAAAGCGGCGTACTGGCACATCATCCTTGAATGGCTTAAAGTTAATGGGGTGGAATTCCTCGATGCGTACGCGCCTGAGCGGCTCGCAAAAATTTATATGAACCGCTTCGGGTTCAACAAGTCGTGTATGTACGTCAGAATGGCGTTATAAGGAGAGAACCATGAGTAAAGCTGTTAAAACCGTTGTGAGCGTTGTGGCCGCAATTGCCGTTCCGTACTTTGCCCCTGCTATTGCGGCGTCCATTGGGCTGTCTGGAGCTATCGGCAGCGCCATTGGTACTACCGCTGCTGCCGCCACTGCGGGTAACGTAATTGGCGGCGCAGTCGTGGGGGCAGCGCTTGGCGCAGCCAAAGGGGCCGTACTCGGCGAAGATGTTAAGCGCAGTGCGTTGATGGGTGGTATCGGTGGGGGCATCAGCGGCTACATGTACAACCCGGCGGCTGCTTCGGCTGGCGGCGCCGCCGGGGCGGAGGGTGCCGTACCAAACACCGTGGTTACCAACGTTGGCAGCAACACGGGATACTGGTCTTCCGAGCTTGGGCAGTATGTTGACCCGGCAACGGGGAATACCATATTGTCGCAGAACATTGCTTATGGTGGCAATTTGGCTCCAACACAATTCAATGCGCTGCAACAAGGCAGCCTTTCCGCTACAGATGCCGCAAACGCATTGTCCGGGCTGTCCGTCAATACACCAATGGCGACTACAGGGTTTGGCTCCGCCCAGTTAGGCACGACAGCGTACTATAACCCCGATGCCGTATTTGCTCCGCAAACGTCATTCGTCGATTCTGCAGGAAGCAGTGCTGCGCTCTCGCCTACGTATGAGCAAGCAGGTCTGAATATTCCGGCTTCCCAATTAACACCTGTTGGTGGGGGCGCTGCGCAGCCCGGTACCCCAACTGCAACCCTTGCGTCCCCCGCCGCGTCCCCCGCCGCGTCCCCCGCCGCGTCCCCCGCCGCGTCCCCCGCGGCGCCCCCGAAAACATTCGGCGAAGCTCTGCAGCAGGTTCCCGAGGCAATTGCAAAAAAATTTACTGATCCCAATGTATTAGCTGATTTGACGCTCCGCGCCGCTGGCCAAATTGCGGGTTCCGCGATCGCGGGGGATGGTTTATCCGCGGAGGAACGCAGTTTGCTGGACGCGCAGGTTGAAGAACTTCGACGGCTTCAAATTGAAAATCAGGCGTTGTTCAACCAGCGGCTGGAGCAAGCGCAGGCTCTGATCGGGGAATCCAAGTATTTCGATCCCGAGTACTTCGGGTTACAAAGTGCTCGCCGCGCCCAGATTGCTGGCGCACGTGCTAAGCGCGCTGGTCTGCGGGGCCTGAGCGGGGGTGCCCGTGAGGCTGAAGCGCGGCGGATCGACTTGGCAACAGGGCGTAATACGGGCACCGCCTATGATGCGGGCTACGCCACGGGGGTATCTGGTCGTTTGCAAACACAGCAAGCGGGAATGTCCGGGATGCCGACAGAATTTCCGTCCAGTATGAACGCCTATACCAACATACGAACCGCATACGACGCCGCTGCTGAACGCAGCCGGAAGCAGCAAAAAGACACTGGTTCAATGTTTGGATCGTTGACTGGCCGCAGCACATAAGGAGAGCACTATGAATTTCGGGCAACTACTTGCTGGTGCCGGGGTCGTCGGGCAAGGCTGGCGGGAGGAAGAAGACGCACAGCGGCGCTCGCGGGATATCGAACTGCGCACCGCGGAGATGAACCGGCTGGATCGTTTGCGGCAAGAAATGTTGCAAGCCCAGCGGCCAGCGTATACGCCGGTGCCCCAGTTTGCCCCCAGTATGCCGACGAGAGTGATCCCGCCTGCTGCCCCCGCTCCTGCTCCTGCTTCTGCCGCTCCCCCTGTCGCTGCTGCTGTAAACCAGTCGGCCGCGGAGACCGCTCGGTTAAACCGGTACGCTGCGACAAACCAGCCTGCAATGTCCCAAGTCGAGGCTGACCGGCTGTCTCTGCTGCGTACGCCGACAGCTGCGCTCGATGTGTTCCAAGCCCCTGCTGCCGCTGGGTTAAACCTCGCAACGGCGACAGGGGAAGCAGTCATCAACTTTGGTGGTCGCCTCGTCAACGCCGTTACTGGGCGCGAGGTAGCACCTACTGACGTGCGCGGGCCAAGATTCGGCATGACGCCGTTTTACGACCGGTATGTCCGCGGGCCAGAGGGGATGCTGCAAGTCGAAAGCGACGCCAAGACCAATATGCCGATGGTCAGTGACGCTCCGTCGGCCGCAGGCGCTGGTCGGGGGTTTGTGAACCCGGCGAATGTTGTGCCCGATCCGCAGCGCCTGCTGCAAGCCATGATCAAGGTGGAGAGTACAGGTAAACCCGGAGCCGTCAGTGACAAAGGCGCTGTGGGCCTGATGCAGGTGCTGCCGTCCACGGCTATGGACCCCGGCTACGGTCTGCCCAACGTGTTCGACTTTGCCCAGCAGATGGGTACGCAGGTCGGTCGCCGCAATGAGGCTGAAGCCAAGCGTTTGTTGGCTGATCCGGATGTGGGCGCTGCCTACGGCCAGCGGTACATGGACGCCATGCTCCAGCGGTACAACGGCAATCTGGAGCACGCACTGGCTGCGTACAACGCAGGCCCACGCCGCATCGACAACTGGCTGGCCGCTGGTGCTGACTTCACCAAGCTGCCCAAGGAAACCCGCGGGTACATCCCCAAGGTTTTGGCTGCGCTCAACTCGCAAGCCGCGCCTACCGCGCAAGCTGCTGCGCCTACCGCGCAAGCTGCTGCGCCTACCGCGCAAGCTGCTGCGCCTACCGCGCCTACCGCGCAAGCTGCGCCCACCGCAATGAGCGCTGAAGCGGACTTCGACTTCGCTGACCCGCGGGCCATTCCGTTGGAGATGCAGCGGGCCATGCAGCAGCGTGCCGAGGTCGAGCAACTTGCTGGTATGTACCAACGCGCTGGCTTGGGGGCGCAGTACATGGAGGCTCGCGCTAAGCTGATGGAGCTCGACCACGGTATTACTTACCTTCAGGGGGCGCAAGGGGTGCAAGAATTTGAGCTTACCGGTGATACGCGCCGCCTTGCTGCTGTGTGGTCGCAGTACGCCGGGGTGCCAATTGGTGTCCAGCCGCGCTCCGATGGTAATTTTGACATCGTGGTCAACGGTAAGCGCGCCCGGGAAGGTCTTTCCAGTGCAGACGTGGTAGATCGTGCCCGCTCGGCTATTGACGGTTCCTACCGGCAGCAAAAGAGTGCCACGGCTTCCAAACTCTACGAGGAGTCCTTTAAGGCCAAATTGAATAGAGATACGGAAAACGCCAAGCAGTTGGCCCAGATGATCCGTGAGATAGCCGTGCAGCAAACGCAGGGCAACACGCAACTTGCTGTCGAACGGCTCAAGCAGTTTCGTTACGATGTCAAGCCAACAGGCGCGGGGGACGGTACTGTCGTCATTACACCGCCGGGGGCGGGGGTGCCGTTTCTTTTCAACCCATCCGGGCGCACAATCACAGTCGATGGCGTTAAGATCACGTCAAACGCGGCGGTTCCGATCCAAGGGCTGCCGTCTTACGGCGGTGTACAAATGAGGTAACTTATGGCAACAGCAGGACTCTCCTTCGCTAACCCCCTTCTGGGGAAGGTAAACGTGGGGGAGGAGCCGAACCCATATGCGCCGTTCAACCCCGCGTCGAGCATCGGCCCTGGGGGGCTAGCACCTTCCGCCGCAGACATGGCTGTCATGGGGGCGTCCCTGTCTGCCCAAAGCCAGTTCACCATGCCGGAGATGCGCAAGCCTGTGGGTATCGCATACAACGAAGACACCCAAGAGCTCTTTGTACAGGGTAATGTCTTCCGTGCGGACGACGCTGCATCTGCGCTTCAGTCCGAAGGCTTACTCAGTGGCCCCGGCACGGGGGTACCCACTGGAGGTAACTGGGTGCCGCTCTCAGAAGACGCGTATCGCCAGTACCTCCAGACCATTCGCAACCCCAGCCTCGGGCGTTTGGCATCCAAGTCCTTTGGCCGCGGCGTCGACGTCATGCAGTCGCTTGGGGGGCGCGCGCTACAACTCGCTGGCGCTGAGGAACTGGGTGGGCGCATCGTTGAGCAACAGGAGACTGAGCTCGCCCGCACCGCGCCGTTTGAGCGGCAGTTCACCGACATCGAAAGTGGCCGTGATGCTGTCGAATGGTTCGTCGCCAACTTCGCGCAGCAAGGGCCCAACCTGATCGAGTCAGTCGTCACAGCAGGTTTGGGCTTCCTCGCGGGCACTGCCGCAGGCGGCCCGTTGGCAGGCGCAGGCGGGGCGATGGTGGGCCTCATGGGCAAGACCGCCTTCAAGGAGGCTATCATCGCCGCGGCCCACAAAAAGGCGGCAGGCGAAGTTCTTAACGCGGCTGAAAACAAGTTACTGAGGGAAGCCGCCGGTATCGCTGGTGCTGTTTCTGCGTCCTACACCCAGAACCTTGCCACGGGTGCAGCTGACATCTACGGCGAACTGCGTGAGCAAGGGGCCGACGCCGACGATATAGACGCCCGCCTGAAGGCGTTGGCTGGCTCCGTACCCTATGCTGTGCTGGAAACGCTGCCCGAGTTTTTACTGGCCTCGCGGCTGTTCAGTGGCGCGTTGGCCCCGTCTGCTTTGGCCGCTGGCGCGTCGCGCACCGCGCGTGGTGCTGAAATGCTCAAACGAGGCGCCATTGGCTTCGGTGTAGGCGGTACGGCAGAGGGGCTTACCGAGACGGGGCAAGAGGCCCTGTTGCTGGGTATCTCCGGCCAAGACCTGTCCTCGCCCGAAAGCGTCAACCGGCTGATCAACTCGTTTGCGGCTGGCTTTGGCGTCGGTGGTCCTCTTGGCGCTGCTGCCAACTTACGCAGCAAGCAACCGGAGAACCTGCTCGACCCGGCCAAGTCGCCCGAGCCGACCCCCGGGCGTGATCTGATTGTCCCCCCGGGCACCCAGCCGTCTGGCCCCGATACGGACATGGGGATGCCGCTACGCGATGGTGCTGTACCTGCCCAAATGGAAGGGCCGATGGCACCTCCCGCGCTCCCGGCTCCCGCTGCGCCTATCGCCCCCGTCGGTGGCCCAGTCATCATGGCTGGCATGGGACCGGATGCCGCGTCTGTCACCCGGCAAGATGTTCTGCTGCGGCAGCAGGGCAACGTGCCCCCCGGCGCACCCGGTACCCAAGGGGTGCTGGACGTTTTCGGTGGCACCATCCCGGCGCAAGAATTGGCGGCGCGAATGCAACCGCAGGCCCCGTTGCCTGCACTGCCAGAGCCGTCTCCAGCAGTAGCGCCCGATCCTCGGCAAGGGGCGCTCCAGTTCGCTGGGCCAGCTACCGCAGCAGGCCCTGTCAACACCCAGATGGCGAACCAGCTTCAGGCCATCCAAGACCAGATTCGCCGCCAGCGAGAGTTCGAAACAGCGCAGGCCCAGCAGGCAGCGCTCATCCAGCAACAGACTGATGCGCTTGCGCAGCAGAGTACAAATGCGCGCGACCTGTTCGCACTGCAGCAACAGCAAAACATGCAGCCTGCGCAGATGGCAACCGGGCTTCCCATGCGCCCAGCTGGCCCGACGCAGCCGGTGCAGCTGCCGCTGTTCCCGCGCCGCCAGCTTCCTGTTCCCAGCCGTGCCGAGGGCCTGCGCCGTGGGGTGGGTACGGGTTTACCCTTAGATGTTGGAGAAACCCCGCAGATTGCCGCCCAGCGGCAGGTTCAAGTCCCGCTGTTTACCCAGCAGGGTGAGCCGTCTGTCGCTGCGTTGCGCGCTGCGGGGGTCAAAACCAAACTGCCACCAGCGGCACCCAAGCCGCGCGCTACCAAGACAGTTGGCGCCCGTGGTCTGCGGAAAGGGGCCAAAGTCGCCGCTATCGAGATCGTTCCAAAGGAGGCCGCGCTGAAAAAAAGTGAGCTCGCCCAAGCTGGACGCATGTGGCCGCAGTACGCCGATCCAAAAACCCAGCCCAAGTGGGCTGATCTGTCCGACGCGCAGAAGGACGCATGGCGCAAAATCGCCATCGGAGACCGTCGACCCAATATCGCGGCCACCGAGGAGATCGCCCCGCCCTTAAAAGGTAAAGCTCTCAAAGTCGGCGAAAAAGGGCTGACCCGGAAGCCTACGCTCCGAATCACGCAATACAACGACGGTACTTTTGGTATTGATTGGCTGGATCGTGACGGACGACCTGCTGTTGAACGTACGTACAAGACTGAAGCCGAAGCACGCGCTGCCGCGCTGAAACAGTTTGGATCGGGTGAGCCTATTCAAAATGAGGTCTACGTTCGTCCGCGGCCCAAGAAGGAGATCGCCCCGCCTCCAAAAGCTGAGGCAGCAACAGCCGCCGAGGTACTGGCCGAAGAAATCAGCGTAGCCGAGGCGACCACGGACATCCGCACGTTCCGCGACGCCATCCAGACGGTAATCAACTACGCGTTCTTTTTGGGCGAAGACACCAACGTCAAGAAGTTGGTGGATCAGGCACGCGCGTTCCTTGACCGCACCCAGTTCACCGATGCGCAGATGGCCGCGATGGACGAGGCATTTCTCGATGCTGTGCGGTACGAAACGCAGCTGGAAGCCCAGTACAAGGGTGGCTCGCGCAAAGGCCAGCCGAAGCCGTGGTTCTCCTACGCTGTGGCCCGTGGCCTGCTGCCCAGCGTCAAGGCCCGCATCGTCAACATGCCCGCGCAGTACAAGACGAAAGCCGAGCCCGCCAGCGGTGTGATTGCCAAAGCCAAGCCGGTTGAGTCCAGCGTGGAAAAGATGACCCAGAAGCCCGAAGCGCTGCTGGGTGAGTTGATTGGCGACCTCGTGGCCCGCATTCGTGAGTACGCCAAGCTGACCCAGCCCGTGAAATTCCGGGGCAGAACTTACGACAACGTAGTGGAGCTTGCCAAGCAGCTTTACGCTCGTGCTGACAAAGCTGGCCGCGAGTACATCGTGCGTGGCAACAAGCTCAAGGACTACTTCAACGCTGACGGCTCGCCCAAGATGATCAAGTCCGGTGGCCGCTACATCATCACCACACAGACCATGACCACTGCCGAACAGCGCAAGCTGGAGCAGGAGCAGAAATCAGAGGCCAAGGCGGTCGCTGCTGAGCAAGCCGAATTGCGCGCTGCCGAGTTCGAGCGCGCCCGTATTGAGAAGGAGGGATTCCGTGAAGAAGACGCTTGGGATAGTACTGATGGTATGTTCTATCAAGCTGATGGAACCGAGAATCCCGCCACGCTGCCGGTTGGCCGCATCCGCCTACTGGTCAAGGGGTTCCTGAGCAAGTTGCGCATAAAGCCCAACACGTTTGTCTATAAAAACGTCGCAGACTTGAAGACGCGCAACCCTGATTTGTACCGCCGCGCTGCCGCCGCCCGCAAGGAAGGTGACTTCGACGCGACCAACGCCGTGGGCTACTCGTTTGGCCCCAATGTCATCGTATTCACTGACTTTGTTCGCACCGCGCAGCAACTGAAGTTTGTGCTGGCGCACGAAACGCTGGGGCACTTCGGCTTCAAGGGCGTGATCCCCAAGGCCCAACTCGACAAGGTGCTCAACCGCATCTATGACGTTGACCCCGACGTACAGGCCGCAGTTGATGCGATGGTAGCCAACCGTGGCATACCCAAGCTGGAAGCCATTGAGGAATATCTGGCTGACAACGCTGCCGAGTTGGACACGTCCATCGTGGCGCGCATCTGGAACGTCCTGAAGAATTTCCTTAACAAGCTGGGCTTTGAGTTCCAAGACGACGAAGCCCGCTACTTCATCAACCTCGCCCGCAAGTATGTGCGCCAAGGCGATGCTGGCAACTTTGTCAACGCCCGTTCCATTATGGGCAACCTTGAAACCATTGCGCGCGATCAGGCCGACGGGCGGTACGCCCGCATTTACGCCGGGGACATGGGGTCACGCGTATTCGCCGCAGGCGCGCTCAACCGCATGCACTCGTTTGGAGGCACTGGTGGCCTACTCGGTTCAATGGAAGCCTTTGCCAAGGGCGTATTCGGCGCCCGCCGCGATGTACCCGGTACTGTGGGCCGCATCCTTGAGACAGTGCAGACGCTGGATAACAAAGCCCGCCGCAGCTACGGCTTGAGCCAGATTTACCGCATCCTTGAGAAGCAACAGCAGTACGCACGCTCCCTGTTGTCCAACTACCAGCGCCTGACTGCGTTTACACATTCGCCCACCATTTTTGGGTTCGGTAAGGGCGTGACCGAGGAGCAAAAGCAAACCGCAGGCGAACTGCTTGCACGGGCTGCCTTGCTGCGGGCCGAGCAAGCCACTGATGACCATATTAAGTCTTTCGACCCGCTGGTTATTGTCGACGAGATGGGCAACGTCACCATTGACCAGACGGTTCGCCGCGATATAGAGCGCGCCGGTTTCGTCACCGCCGAGGAGTTCCGCAAGGGCTTCGACATCAAGTACACCGACGGCAGCACCGTGCGGTTCCAGTTCGACGTGGATGAGAAAAGCGCCGAATGGCGTGTCTACAACGAGATACGCAACGCCGTCAACGAAGCCGCCATCGACCTGCTGCTGTCAAACTACGAAGCCTCGCAGGCTGAGGCCAAGCGCGTGGGGGCAGACCTCAACAACAAGCGGCGTGGCACCAACGTGTTCACAGGGGAAGACCTCGCCGCCATCCGGCGCGCGGCCGCGATGTATCAATCCAAGCGGTACGCAGGCAGTGACGTGGCGAACGCCGGGGTGGAGGTCAAGCGAAGCGCCGACAAAAACTCCGAGGAGTTCCTTGTTGCATTCGGCCGCGCCTTGTTCAACGATGACGTCTATGCTGTCTGGATGAAAGACCCCAATGCCAAGCCCGAGATTGCCAAAGACTTGGAGGAGTTTCTGAAGTCCGAATACGACGACCTCCGGGCCGCGCTGCCCAGCCTAAAAGCAAAAATCAAAAACGACAAAGAGTCGTTCCAAGTGCAGAAAGCCATCCGCGATCTGTTCATGTTCGACCTCCAGTCCAAAAACGCTGACTACTATGCCAAGCACACCATCCTTGGTTCCTACGTTCGGTTCGCCCGCCGCGGTACCGAGCAGGTGCGGCTTGTGGCCGTCGATGACCGCGGGAATCCAGTGGCACTGGACGAGAACATCCGCGCTGCGCTGCCGTACTTTCAATTCAACACCCGCCGTGCGGCGATGGAAGCGGCAGCAGAACTGGACAAGGAATTCGGTAGCGACAATGAATTCGTTCTGCTCGATGATCAGGGCAACGAAACCACTGTGAGGCTAAAAGTCGAAGTGTCCCGTACCCGGCAGTCTCCTGACTTGACGGAAGCCGTGAACTTCAACGAGTTTATCTACGTGCTCAACCGGCTCAACATCAACATTGCACCGGAAGCACGGGAACGTATTGTCACGACGCTGACAAATCAAAACGCACGTGCGCGGAGCAACCTTCAGCGTTCTGGCACCGAGGGCTGGGACAAGGACGTGGTGCGCTCCGTGTCAGAGCATCTGGAGACCACTGCGCACGTATCGGCGAAGAAACTCTACCGCCACCGCCTCGACGACATCCTGCTCAACAATGCAAACTGGCTGGGCGACGACCAGATGCTGGGGGACTTGAAGTCCGCGGTGGACAACGCGCAAACCGATGGGGAACGCGCACGCGCACAGCGGGCTTATGATGAGTACGCATACATGTATCGCTACATGAAGGGTGTAGCAGGCGGCAACACCGTTACCATCGGCGGCAAGGAAATGCCCACGCTGGGGCGCGGTGAAGATTTCCGGGAGGAAGCCAAAAAGGTGCTTCGCTGGTACAGCGAGGCGACCAACATTACCGACTCGACCGAAGACCTTTTGTCAGGCGAAGTCGGTTCAATGCTCAAGCTGTCGGCCGTACTGATGCAACTGGGCGGTTCGGTCGCCACGGCCGTGGTCAACCTTGCCTCGCTAGTCACGCACTCAATCCCATACTTGTCGTACTACAACTCCGCCCGGGGCTACGGCGGCGGGTACGGCGAAGTTAAGGCCACGACTGCACTGTGGCGTGCCGCGAAAGACCTCAAGAATGCCAACCTTGCTGATGCCGCCTTTCTTGAGGGGATGCTGCGTGACGGTACCTATGACCGCTTCGGCCTGACAGAAGACGAAGCCCAGTTCTTGCTCGACCAGACCGAGCAAGGTACATTGCAAGCTGCGCAGTTCAACGCGCTTGTGGGCACTGCACGAGGCAAAATATTCAGCAACAAAGCACAATTTGCGGTGCGGGCGTGGATGTCGGCCTTCTCCTACACTGAGCAGTTCAACCGGCGCACTACGGCGCTAGCCGCATACCGGATGGAGAAAGAACGCCTTCGCGCACAGGGTATCACCGACGAGCAGCAGATCAACAGCGAAGCCGCAGAAGTGGCGCGGGTAGCCGTGAACTCATCGCAGGGTGAGTACGGCATGTTCAACCGCCCCGGAATGGCACGTGGCAAAGTGCTGCAGTATGTTTTTGTGTACAAGCAGTTCGTCATCGTGACAGTACAGTTGCTGCGTAACCTGCCACCTAAAGGGCAAATGCTGATGTTAGGGATGCTGTTGCTGGCGTCGGGCCTACGGGGTCTGCCGTTTGCTGAGGACATCTTTGACATTGTGGACACCATCGCCCAGACGCTGGGGCTGAAAATGGGCAGCATTGAGAAAGAGATCGCTGAGTTCATAGATTCTGTGGCCCCCGGCATGACACCATATGCGATGCGCGGGGTGCTTGACAGAATGACTGGGGGCACAATGTCCACCCGCTTAGGTATGGGTGATCTAGTGCCACTTACCGGCGCGGCCAAGGCTGGTGCTGACCCAGCGCGCGAGGCAGCTAACTTTGCGGGCCCAGTGTTCGCGGGTATTTCCGGGCTGGCCGGTATGGCTGGTGGTTTCGCCAAGTACGGGGCTGAAGTGGTGGGTCTGCGCGACGACGTGACTTCGATCAGTGGCATCATGCGTAACTCGCCTATCGCGGCTTTCCGTGCGATGGCCGACGGGCTGGCCTTCCTCGACAGCGGGATGATCACCAACAACCGGGGGCAAGTTGTGGCGCGTGAGGCACCGTACCACGTGATCCTCGCGCGAATGCTGGGCTTCTACCCAGCCATCGCCACCGAGCAGAACGACATTGTGCGGATGTCCAAGGACGTGACGAGCTACACCAAGGCGATCAAGGCAGACTACGTAGCGGCCTACGTCAAGGCCAAGCTGGCGGGGGACACTGAGCGGATGCAGGACGTGCTGTCTGATGTGCAGCAATGGAACGAAGACGCCAGAGGCACTGGGCTGGAGATTCCTTCGTTCGCGCGCTCTGCCAACCGCGCCGCAATGGAGGCATCCCGCCCCACAGTAGCCCGGTACCTCAAATCCGCGCCGCGGCAGATGCGGCCTGAAACGATTGAGATGCTACGGCTCCACGGGCTCGAAGACGAGGTTCGTTAAACTGCCTTCAACTGGCCGTAGGCTAAATTGTCCAGCGCCTCGTCTGCGTCTGTCAGCATTCCTTGCAGACGCGGGTGGTTGAGGTTCAGGCCAACCACATAGGACTGGCCCAGCTTGATCGGGGTGTCCTTTGCCAGATACGCCTTGCTGGACTTGGGCGTGGCGATGATATTTTCGCCTGTAAACTCGTTGATAAATGATTTGTAGTCGGCCCCGCGCTGCGCCAGCCAGCGCCGCAAGTGGGTACGGTCAATCATAACGGTGCCCTGCCGCACGGGGTCAGGCGAGCTCTTGCGGTAGAAGTCGAAACGCACCCTAACCTCGCCACGGGGTACGCGGTTGTAGTCCATCGTGGGCTTCTGCGTTCCGGTGTGGAACACCTGAACCTGCGTGTCGGCGTTGTCGTTGAGGTACTCAGACAACATGTCAAACGCGTCCAGCTTGAACTCGGATACCGCGCGGCGAATCGCACCTACTTGCGCCAGCACCCATTCGATTCCGTCCCGGTGGTCGTAAGCAATTAGGCCCCATCCTTTCGCCAGCTGCGCCGCCAAATCAGCGAGGATGATGGCCTGCTCCCAGTAGCGTTCCTCGCCGGAGAATTTGGCCTTGTACTTGTTGCGGAACTCAGCGGTGGCCTCGGCGATAGCTGCACGGATGCCGTCGGGCCCAAGCTCCAGCAACCGCTTGATAAACTCCCGGCCAACGTGGCCGTAATTGGCGTTGATGAACTCGTAAACCTTGCGGCCAGCGGTGCTGTCCGCGGTAAATATCCTGCTGGGCGGAACACTGATTTCAAGGATACGCGCCAACTGCGCGTCAGTGTCCAAACCACTGGCAATAAGTTTGGAGGTCATGGACTTGTTGGTGGAGACTATCACTGGCATCGCCCATGTCTTTGCGTCGCGCTCCTCAGCAGTGCGGGTCATCCGCGCCTTGTCCCTACCCTGACTGACCCAGTAGACAAAATCGCCCACCTCACGGTCGTCCATCATGGTCACCTCGTCAATGGTCATTGGCATGTGAGCGTACATCCCCATGCGGCCGAACAAAGAGTTCTGGGTGAACTTGGCGGCGAAGTGCAGCTTGTCCGGGTTGCCGAAGATGGACTGTATCCACATCTGGGCCAGCGACTTGCCACCGCCTGTCGGGCCGTATAGCGAGACGGCCAGCCCTTTGAGGCCGGTAAACGCGTACAGAGGGCCAGAGAAACCAACGGCCAGCGCAAACATGTGCGCCCGGAGATCGGCCTTTGAGACCAACGCGGTAAAGTCTACCCATGCGTCGAGAGACCCGTTGGTGCTCCAAAGCTCGTGGCCCAAGCGGGCGGAGCCCGAAGCCAGAGAGATTGATTCTTCACTGACGGAACCATCAGCATTGCGGCGCAGAATCGTGTCGCCGATGACAAACTGGGAGAAATTCTCCTTCCACCCCATTGTGGTGTACAGGTTTGTCATTGCGCGTTTCTGCCGCAACTCGTCCATATATGATCGCAGCATGATTTGAAAGTACTCTGTTTGCCGTTCGGACGTAAGGACGATGCCTTGGTCGGCCGCGGTCGTAGTGAAGTCCTTGAGGCGGGATTTGGTAAGGTCAGCTTGCCGCATTACGAGCTCCTGCCACCCAGCGTGCGGTCTGTCCCAGCCAAAGCGCACCGTCTCGTATCCCAGCCCCTCGTCTTTGCCGTAGGCCACTGGGTAAATGTCGAACTTGCACACGTCGATGTCTGTCTCGTCGATGGTCATCTTGATCCCATCGGTAGTGCGCTTGAACGGACGGGGTAGGGGGATGCTCACGGCCACGTTTGCCGGGACAGTAGCCGGGGGTGCGACTTCGAGGTACTGGATACCGAGCCGAGCCGGGGTGCCCACCTTGTCTTTGAACTTGCAGCCCTTGCAGCCAACCGGACGGAGTTCCTCAAACTTCTTGCAGGTTGTCGGGCCTGTTGTTGCTGCTTTCCAGTGTGACAGCTTGCGCAGCGCCTCGTTGGCGTTGTACCCGGGGTGCTGCTCCGACCACGCGATCACTACCGCCTCAGGGTCTTGGCAGTGCGCAGCCACGCCGATCAGGGCGTACCAGAAGGGCTCCTCTACCTCGCCTTGGTTTTTCGCCCCCCAGCCGATCTGCTGGCACTTGGTAGCGACAACGGTCGCATTGGCCGGTGGGAAGTCTTGCTGTATCTGCAACGCTTGCGCCAACCCGCTGCTGGATGCTGAGCGCGGCAGGCTCGCAGGTTGGGCCACCATGTACGCCGACAGGCACGTGACCATCTGCTCAACAGTGACCGGTTGCGCGTCGACCAGCAGCTTGACCTTGGTACCGCTCTTGGGGTTGGTGGTGCCAATAGGGCGCAGCACCCGGGCGCTGTCTGCAGGCACAGCTGGATCGATGTCGAAACCCTTGTCCCGCGCTGCTGCCTTCATTGCCTCAGCCAATGGCTTCCAACGCACTGGCTCAAGCTCCTCAGTCATAGCCCAGTACACATGTAACCCGTTGCCTGAATGAGTCACCAGCGGCTTGGGTAGCCCCATCTGCTGGACGAATTGCCCTAGTGCCATCAGCCCTTCCTTCCACGAGAAGAAAGGCTTTCCGTCACCGCAGTCCACGTCTAGCGCGATCACCTTGGTCGCCCGGACGTTTTCTTGTTTTCGGCTTCCCTTCTCAACGAACGCTGAGAGAGCGAAGTATGTGTTGTTGCCGCGCTGGTCTGAGCCGACCACCGCTTTTGCGAGTTCCTCTACCGTGGTGAAGAATCCCTGCCGCCTGCCGTCTGGATTGATGACTGTGGTGACGTAGAAACCTGTTGTCGGTAGAACCCGCTGAAGAAAATTCAACGTGTCCATTGTGCCCCTGCTTTTAGCGGGAAGGGTTGCCCCTTCCCGTCACCTCATTACTGGTTCAGTATCTCAAGGAGACGCTCCTTCCGCTGCTTCTGCTCCGCGGCGATCACTTCCGGCATAGGCCATTCGTGATCCGTCATCACAGCAAGCAGCCGCTTTAGCATCGCCCGTACTGCCGCGTCGTTGGCTTTGCGAAGGACTTTGCCCTTCACCCACCCATAATACGTCATACGGGACACTCCTAGCAACTCGGCCATGTCCGTAGTTGTTAGAAGCATATGCTTGCGAAGCGCCTCAACCTTTTTGAAATCGAGTGGTTTAGGCATCATCAGCGTCAATCTCCCCAACGAGGGCCGCAATCTCATCGGCCAATGAAGACGCATCGGACGCGCCTGCCGCGGCTACAACCTTGGGGGCCTTGGGGGCCTTGGCCGGTGCGGGTGCGGGGGCCGCAGCAGCCGGTTTGGATGCGCCAAAACCACGCTTGGGTGCAGCAGCCGGTGCGGGTGCAGGGGCGGGTGCAGGTTCCTCAACGGGTGCTGCTGCTCTGACAGCGGGTTTCGGCGCAACTGGTGCAGCAGCCGGTGCCTTGGCAATCTGGGGCACAGCCACTGGTGTTCTCAGGGTTTCCCCGGTAATTGCTTTGACTTCCTCAGTACCGAACAGCGCGTCAACAGCTTGCTGGGTGTCTGCATCAAGGAAGCCACCAAAGGTGAACTTCAGCTTCGGGAACGACGCATCAGTGTCGAAAGCCACGCGGGTCTTGACAATCTCCGGGGGGATACCACGCACGGATAGTTCCTTCTGGTATTGGTTCAAGCCCTTCAGCGCAGCCGGGGTGACCGACAGCAAGTAAACCGGGCCGCTCGGGTCGTCAGCGGCAACGACTGCCAAACGTTTGTTGTCCGAGCACGCCTTGATCTGCTGGCCACTTGGGGTGACCTTGGAGCCCCACGCATTTTGGGGGCAGGAGGCGCATAGGTCGCTCTGCGGGTCTTCGGATTCTGGGTCAGGGCCGACGCCATCCAGTGAGAAGCAGTCGGGCCCGGTAGGCTCAGCGTCCTTGTCCCATACCTTGGCGTACCAAGTCTTGGACAGCCGGGGGTTGGCACCGACAACTACTACGTCGAGGAAGGTAGAGTCCAGCACAGTCTCGGTGTCGCCTTCGACAATGCGGAAGCGGCTGGCCTTAATGCTGATGCGGGGGAACAACTGCCCCGATGACAGGCCACCAGTCAGGGACTGGGCCAGTGCAGACGGAACACCAACGCGGGCGGCGAGGTGGGCGGGTACTTGGATGTTCACGGGAACGATATTGCTCATTTGAGGCTCCTTTGGTTAAAAAATAGATTTCTTCGCGGCACGGGCAAGGCCGGGGGCCCGGTTTGCTGCGTGCTTCTCATTCTCAAACATGTCGGACTGCACGCCCAACTTGTCCTTCATCGCCGACGACACGAGGTGATCAGCGATAGCTTGATGGTCGGCGCAGTAGACGAAGCCGGTAAAGCAGCCCCCCACAATAGCAGTGTGCCGATTTAGGGTTCGCACCACGAAGCCGTTGTCGATCTGGAACGCCATGATGGAAGCGCCGCTATCGGTCAGCATGTCGCCAAGTCTGCCGCTTATACGCATGGCGTCTTCTGCTTCGCGATTCTGGGCTAATCCCTCGTAGGCGGCTTTCGCCAACCAGCGTTTGAATGCTTTGATCATCTCAGTCCTCTGCTTTGGCACCGGGTTTGCGGATGTTCACCTCCAGCGTGGTGCCGTAGTTGACACCGGGGGGGACTGCCTTGAGTTCCTTGATGTAGCCGCGCACAGCGATCTTGCTGACGCGCTTCTCCAGCATGTCATAGGCTTCGTTTTTACGGATGAACCCCAGCACTGCGTCCCAGTCGGCCACGTTCGCGTAGTCCGTGGTGGTCAGGAACGCCGTGCCGTAGTCTGACTTGAAACTGGTCAGGCCCTGTGCGTCCATCTGCGTCTTGAGATACGCTTCCAGTTTCTCCAGCTTGGCCTTGATCGTAGCCACTTGGCCTTTGATCTCAGCTTCGAGCGTGGCTTTCTGGTCGCGCAATTTCATGTAGGTGCGGATCACGTCACCTATGTTGGGTGCTGCTGCTTCACTCATTTCAATTCCTTGTCTGTTGTTGGATCATTTCAAGCAGTAGCCCTTGCAGCTTCTGCTTGTTCCTAAGGCGCTCGTACATCCTGTGCTCAAGGTCTGTGCCTTCTATGTGGACGACGTTGGAGACTCTTGTCTTGCCGATGCGCTCGATGCGCCCGTTGGCCTGTACATATATCTCGTTGCTGTTGATCGGCCCATACCAAATGATGGTCGACGCAATAGTAAGTGTAAGACCATGTGCCATCGTGCCCGGGTGGGCAATCAAAACATGCGGGTCTTTCTCATGCTGGAATCCGTGGAAGATGCGGTTTCGCTCGTTGGCGGACACCTCACCGTTGACCACGCTGACTGACCAATGCTTGCGAAGCTCTTTCTCCAGCATGTGGAGCGCCCCGGTCAGGGGTACGAATACGATTACTTTTTCACCTGCTTCTTCAATCACCTCCTTCACTAAGTTTACTCGCGGGGAACAGTCGAGCAAAATGTTCTGCCCGTCATCGCCGTATGCCACGCCACAAGCGATCTGTACTAACTTCTGAATCTTCACTGCCTCATTAACTGCGGTGATCGTCCCTTCAGCCGCGGCCTCGGTCACAAAGTGCCGCAGCATCTGGGTGTAGTGTTTCTTCTGCTCCGCGGTCAACTCGGCCTGCCGGGTCTGGATGATCGTCTCTGGCAAGTCAAAGCACTCGTCCCGCGTGTAACGCACAGCAGGTTGCAAGACGTGCTTCACGATCTCTATTGCTTCAGGGCGCGGCGCGAACTTCCACTGGCCGATCTTCATCATCACCTGCTCACGGAACGCCGTGAACGTCTTGGTAAGGAAGGGCGAGTTCACCAGCTTTGCCAGTGCCCATGCATCAGTTGGGTCGTTGGGTGTTGGTGTGCCCGTCATCAGCCACAACCGGGTGTCAATGTTCTGCTCCATCCACTTGCGGAAGATTTTGAACCTGCGTGTCGATGGGTTGCGCAGCACTGCTACCTCGTCCACGATCACCAGATCGAACATGCCGCTGCACTCCTCCTTGATGATGGCGAACCCGTCGTGGTTGACAATATAGAAGTCTGCTTCAGTGTGCAGCAGCCTGAGTCGTTTCTCTGCCGTTCCGTGCAGCACCACGAACTTGCGGTGCACCAGCCCGGTAAAAATGCCGTCGCCCCAAACACGCTCCAACGTACTGAGCGGTGACAGAATCAGCACCTTCTTGACCTTCTTGGTCTTGATCAAGTAGTCCGCGGCCCACAAAGCCGACTGCGTTTTCCCAGTACCGATCTCGTTGAGTACCAGCCCACGCTGTTGCAGCGTAAGGAACGCGGCAGTCTCACGCTGGTGGTCGAACGGGGTGTACTGCCCCGGCCAGTCGTAGTAGTGCAGGATGGGCGACGGTGCCCTAATGCCAAGATTGCGCAGCACCTTAACTTCGTCGAGCCGATGTGGAGCGACCACGATCTGGGCGCCATTCACCTCCAGCGACTTGGCCGTAGGGATGGAATCCAGTACCCGGTTTGGGTTGTTCAACTTGAGGGCCAGAGCTCTGGCCTTCTCGACTACCAACATGTCACAACACCTTGTCTTGTATAAATCGTTCCAGTTCAGCGCATGAGTCCACGTCAAACACGAGGAACCAGCGCCCGCCCGCCGCCTGAATCTCCTTGCCGCAGCGGATTTGCAGTTCAGTAGGCTTCTTGGTCTTGTCGGCCTTGGCCTCGATTCCCACAAAGTCACCGGCAACAATAGCAATGATGTCCGGGATGCCCGCGCGGCCCATGCCGTTTGCTGCTGGGAAGAAGTACCAAACTCCGTACTTCTTCAACATCTTGGTCACCATCTGTTTTATCTTTCCTTCTGGGGTAAGTGTACTCATCATATCACCGTTCTTTACGTTCGTGTCAAGTTTTTATATAGGGGTTAACCCCTAGCGTAGTCACAGTCGTGACGACAAGGGCAGAAGCGGCACAACCCACTGGGACGGGCGGGCCAATTGCCGTGGTCATACGCGTCGTAGATGCGCTGGATGCGCTTCATAATCTCCGCCCAGAGGGCGTTCACCCCGCTGCGGGCGTACTGGTTGGTGTCCATCTCCATTGTCTTGAGCCACACAAGGGATGTCTTCACCTGCCGCACGTCAGGAAAGTGCTTGAACACCTGCGCTGCAAACATCTGCATCTGAAACTGGTCGGCGTTGCGCTTGCCCGTTTTCCAGTCCATAACCACAGCGTCTTCACCGACGATGACAAGCACGTCAAGTTTGCTGCGCAGCCACGCGTCAGAATCCCACCAGCCTGTTGGTGTAAGGTTCTCGGTCAGCACCAATTCGTGCTCAATGTGCAGGGCACCTTGTTTTGCCAGCGTCTCGACCGACCGGCATAGCGGCTCGTACTGCACCACTTCAGCCGGTAACCCCGCGCCTTTCAACCGATTTTCAAGGAACGTGTGGATACGTTCCCCGTGCTTGGACGCTTCGCCGCCCTCATCGGCGACCTCTTTCTTGATTCGCTGGCGGTAATACCGCAGGGGGCAGTTCTCGAACTGCTTGATCGATGAGTATGAATGGCTTAAGCGCATAGTAGTTTGCCCCTCAGGTGTCGCCTGAAGGGTGCTTGTAAAGTTGGAGCCCCCACTGTATATCATTCGCGCATCCGGCACAACGTGTCATGCTTGGCGAGCTCAAGCACTGCAACAAGTTGCATCATGTCCGTCAGCCCAGACGAAAAGCGGTGGTATTCGCCGTCGATCTTGACGACAGCCAGCACCTCAGCAGTATCAGGGTTTTCCCTTACCTTGCCAGTGATGGTCTCCAGAAGTTGGAGGGCCTGTTGGTTGTTGGATTCAGTATTCATTTTGTTTCCCCTTGGTGTTTGATTCTTGCCGTTTCCATTACGTGTCCCCATAGTTAACTGCCAGCCCAGACTCACACGCAATCGGAAGGTCGGGGGCCCACACGGGGGCAGTGGACATAATTGCTTCGAGTTTGGTTTGGTCGGCCAGCGCAGTGGCCTCAGGCGCGCTGATGATTATTTCGTCGTGGACTTGAAAGGCCACCTTGAAGTACTTGCCAGCTTCGGCCATCTGTTCCCGGATCACAAGCGCAGCAAGCGCCTGCGTGAGGTTCTCAGTCATTTTCCCGCCGTACATCCGCGTCCATACAGCTTCTTCCCCGGACTGAAACTTCTTGAACTGGCGAGCGTCGTTGATGTACTCGAACCCGTTGGCAGTAGAACGCAGCGCCGGGTACGGAACCTTGAACCCGTTGGGCAAAGTGACACCAGTGCTGTCAAACGGAAGCACGTCATGCAAGTGGCCGCTGCCACCTTGGGTCATCGCCACCAGCGCGCGGCCACACTTCTGCCAAAATTGCACAATGTGAAAATTCTTGGCACGGTAGATTCGCACAATGCGCTCGGCCTCGCCGAGGTCGATCACCACGTTGATGCCGCCTTGGCCGAGCTCCAGAGTACGTTGCAGCTTAGTTGCACCCATGCCGTAGCCCAGCCCCAGAATGCAGGTCTTGCCCACGAACCGCTCCACCTTGTCGGCCTTGGTGATCTTGCGACCATAGACCTCAGTGGCGAACTCTGAGTAGATGTCCCGCTTCTGTGCGAACGCTTCGACCAGATCAGTCTGCCCAGCCAACCACGCCACAGTACGTGCTTCGATCTGAGACGAGTCGCACGAGATCAGCATGTGGCCCTCGGGTGCCTTGAGCGCCCTGCGGATGGTCGTGTTGCCGCGGCTTGGAAGATTCTGAAGGTTAACCCCGCCTCCCCCGCTGAAGCGCCCAGTGTGGGCGCCGTAGTAGTTGAGCATGATGGGTAGCCGCCCGCGCTCAGCCACGCCGATCAGGTTGTCAGTGCGGGTCTCCTCAATCGTGGACTTGGCACCCAGCCGAACAGTCACCGCAGTTTGAACCTGCACATCAGAGTGATCCAGCAGGGCGGTCAACTCCTTATCCGTCTTGGCGAACGCCCACGTTACCTTGCCCGTGGTAGGGCTGACCTTGGTGGGGGGCTCTGCACCCAGCGACTCAAGATATGCAGCAAACTTGTTGTTGGACATGATGATTTCTTGGGCGTCGTCCCCCAGTGCGGCCAGTAGCTCCGCTTTGCGTGCCCGAACTTCCTCAAGATGTTGCTCCAACAACGGTACATCAAGCTCGATCACCGGCTCGGTGTACATGCGCAGCGTCTGGTCGATGATCAACAGTTCGCTGACCGGGAAGCCCACCTTCAGCTTGTCCCACAGGGCTTTGGTCAGGTTCACGTCGTTGATGCAGTACTGCCCGTACTGCGCAAGATCGGCCTTGGTGAAGTCAGCCTTGCGCTTGCCCAGCGCGGCCACCACCTCATCACCCTTCTTGCCCAGCCCGTAGTGCGTCGCCAGCTTGGCGAGCGAGCCGCCCACCATGATGTTGTGCAGTGGACGCGCCATGCTCAGAGTGTCCAGCCACAGCCTTGGCTTGATACCAAAGTGCCACGACAGGATGGCACCATCAAACGCGGTGTTGTGGCACAGAATAGCCCGCTTGCGATAGTCCAGCGCGTTGAGGAACTTGCCGGGGTTGTCCCCGGAGTACCAGTCGGTAGGGTAGTCGTTGACCCTGACTCCCACACCAATGACCTCGAACCGGGGATCACGGACGTAGGACTCAGTGGTCATCTTTGCCAGAGAGTACTCTTTGTCGTAGTACGTCTCTATGTCAATCGTAACAATGTCCATCACGCGCTGTCCTCCCCCAGCACCTCAAGAAGTTTCTGGATGTAGTGCTGGCCCTTTGCCACCTCAAGGGGTGACTCGTCTTTGTTCCCCATACGCATCAGGTACTTCAGCGCGCCACCGCGGTAGTATCCAATGCGCTGCTCAAGCGGCCATGTGTCCACGACATCCCACGGCTCCACGCCCATGTTCTTGTAGTGGTCACCCCCCACTTGGCGGGTACGTGCCCGACCCCTTAGGGAGTCACCCCAGTCTTGGTTCTCGTCCATAAGTTTCTCCTTGTCAATACCCAGCTTTGTCATCATGTTCTTCCACCCCCGCTTGGGGGACGTCGCCCCGAAAGGCCAATTGAGACAGGGCAACGATATGTGCTACCGTCGCTTTTAGTTTGCCCGTCTCGGACTGAATCCCCTCAAGTGTTCTCGCAAGCCGCTCGTTTCGGGCTCGCATCAACCTGTTCTCGTACTCCAACTCAGCGACCAGCAGGTCAAAATTGCGTTCGTCTTCCATCGTCATAAAATACTCCAAACTTTCTCCGAAGCGCCACGCTGTTACGGCGGCATACCTCATCAACAGCGTCGAGAACCCGCGCTACGTTGGGTTGCAGGTACGCCGATAAAAGCGTGACCTCGGCGGTTTTCACAAACCCCTCCAGAAGTTCTGGGGGGAACTCGTTATTTTTCATGCAAGTGTACAGGAATGTAAGCCATTCGTCGGCCTCCCATACGGGCGCATACCATTGGTGTTTACCCTGACGCTGGGCCGCAATCTGCTCACAAGCACGTTGTATCACTCCGAGCTTGGCTCGCACCCTCATGCCGTACTTGAATCGGCGCAGGGCACGGAGCCATTCTCGACGCTTATCAGGGTCGATTTGCAGCATGGTTACAACCCGAACTTGGCAGCGGCGCTCATGGCAGTGAGCTTGCCGACATCGATGTCTAGCACGACCTCCTTTTTACCGCGTACCGCGACCTGCCGGTGCTTGTCTTTCACGTCCTCAGGGATAAGGTCCCACAGTGGAGGCCATGCCTTGAGCGCCGGGCCCAGTGTGGAGTACGCTTCGCAGATTTTCCTGACCGCAAAGAGAAACTCGTTATGCCGTGCACGGGCAGCGTCAACCCGCTCGTTGTAAGCGGCCACCTCGGAGCGGAACTCATCCCAGACAGGAGAGTCGTTGAGCGCGACCGCACCACCATAGCGCGATTCTAGACCCGCGGCTCCAATGTCAGAGAATTTATACGGCCACGGCATAGGGCACGGGAGCGTAAAAGTCATGTTGCAATAGGCTTCACCGACACGACTGATCTCAATTGACTCCACAGTTTTTAACCACCCATTAGGAACACTCTGGGCAAACTTGCTGATCTCCGGGAACAGGATGTCGTAGATGCGCTGCCCCCATGAGTTATCGGGCTTTGCCATCACAACCCGCTCGACCGCGGGCCCCATTTTGGCACGAGCGATCCGCTCAATACTGCTGCGCAGTTCTTTGTTAAAGTGTACTGTTGCCATGATATTACTCTCCTATTTCAATGATTTCACCAAAAGGTGCGCTGCTTAAATCCGTCGTGACCCATAGTACCGGCGCGTCGGGCTGATCCCCGAAGCTACCGCAGCACAGGTCGGTCAGGAACACGATTGCAACTGGGTTGATGCCCAGTTCGATGATCTTGGCAAAGACTGGCGCAAAGTCAGTGCCACCCCCGCCGTGGGGCTTGATGTCAAGGTCGTCATGCTGCTCGTAAGACTCCACATGGCTGACCTCGTTGTCGAAGTACATCACATGGATACGCTCCGGCATCAGGTCTTCTTTGACGCGGCTGACCTCGGCGGCAAATTGGTTGAGCGTATGCTGGTCAATGGAGCCGGAACAGTCCACTGCGAACAGCACCTCGCCCATTGCCTCGCCGCTTACACTGGGTAGGTACAGCCCTTGCGGCAGGAAGCGGCGGTTGAACCGGGCAAACGAACGGCTGTCACTGCGGGCTCTGATAAGGAACCTCTGAAGCACCTCGCGCCAGTCAACTTTTGGTTGCAGCACCTCGTTGACAAGACGTTGCATATTGGCTGACATCTTGCCCATCATCTTGGCGGCTTGCGCCGCTTGGGCTACCTTCACTTTCCACTCGGCCTGCTGCTGCGCTTGCTCAGCAGGGTCACCAGAACCGTCCTCGCAGTTGTCCATCAAATCGCCAACGCCCTTGTCTTCGTCCTGCTCTGGCAAGATGTTGTAGATGCCCTCACTGGTGCCGTGGCCAGCGTTGTATATGCTGGGGTCATGTAGCCCCACAGCAGGCATTCGGCCGATGCCTTCATCGACCAGCAGCTTGTTGATCACGTAGTCTGCGGCCATGTTCCACCTCCGCGCCTGCCGTTCCCCGCGCCGGAAGGTATGCTCCATCATGGGGTGGAAGCACTCATGGGCCACAAGGAACTTGACCTCCTCATCAGTCAGGTCGGCCACGAACTCGGGGTTGAACTTGACCCGCTTGCCGTTGGTCGCGGCAGTGGGGATGCTATCGTCAAGCTCAAAGGGCATGTTCAGGGCGATGGTGCCGACGAAGGGATGCTCCAAGATTAGAGCGGTCTTGGCCTTCGCCAGTTTGGTTTGAACCTTTTTCAGGTCAATGGTCGCAGTCGCCATCATAGTGCTCCATTCATAAAGACGGACATCTTGTCCATGATCGCCTTGGCCTCGGCGGCAGTGTCGCGCCTCAGGTCGGGGTCATTGCGCAGTGCATCAGGATGCTTCAGCAAAGATGCCTCAACCTGTTGCCGCATGGCTTCCAAGTGCGGGTCGTCACTGAAGTTCAACCGCGGCAGCAGAGCGCAAATCTCCCGGGCATTCTCGACCATCGAGTCACGAAAGATCGCCTTCGGGTCGGCCAGCTTCTCAGCCATGTGTTTCACCCGGTCATACAGCCGAGCCCAGATGTCCTTCAACGCGGCCTGCTCAGCCTCCTTCACACGCCGCTCAACATCTTGCTGGATGCGTGTCAGTTCTTCTGACCCGATACTTACACGGAAGTCCGCACTCGGCACCGGGAACACGGCCATATCCATGTTGAACTTGCGCCGCAGGTCGGCCACTGGCGGGTAATCGGCGTGGTCATACAGTGACCCGAGAATGCGCTGGGCATCGAGTTTGAGACTGTCGTAGTTGTCGATGAACGTCTGCACCAGCGACTCCCACTCGCCTTTCTCCTTACGGAAGTCTGACATGAACGCCAGATAGTTGGCCGTGGGCAGCATCATGGTGCCGTCCAGCCCCCACGGCAACGTGTTGCTATAGTATTTGGTGCGGATGAACGTTGTTTTCTTGTGGATGTTGTCCAGCAAGTCGTTCATGGGCAGCAAAGCCTTGTTATATCGGCCAGCCGCAGTCGTGGTGCCGTGCGCTGTCGCCACTTCATTGGTGGCACGCTTGTCGTATTTGCGTGCCGTCCACTGGGACACGTTGAGTTGCACCAAAAGTGCTCGATCGTTTAATTGCATGTTGTTCTCTCTGTTTTAAAAAAGGACTTCTTGGTGGGCGATTGACCACGATGTAAAGGCCCGTGTGTTGGCAAGGTCAGGATCACGCCGCGTCGCCATCGACATGGACAGCACGCTAAATTCTGGCGGTATCCTCTCGATGTACTGGCAGACCCGCTCCAAGTTGCCCGAAGTAGCCCGTTGTGCAAGAGCACCGGACAGGGCATACAACGTTGCAGGGTCAGTCGGCACGTCTGCTGTGGCCGGATTCAGCAGGATGGCATCAGGGTTTGGCAGCTTCCTGAAAATGCGGATAAACCCAACGAACTCGGCAGCAGCACCCTCACCCACAGCACCCTTGAAGCACTCGAACTCGGCCTCAGCAGGGACAGTGCCGATCACGTCACTGACACCCTCCATCCACGCTCGTGGAGTGGCGTTCTGATCACGCTGAGGGTCGAAGTCGTGCAACAGACCGGGCCGAAAGCGGATGAAACTGACCACCTCAGGCTTGGCGCCGTGGTTAAGGGCCCACGAAGTCCAGTCATCGAGGTGGGTTTCAAGCTCCAGCACTGTCTCTCTGTTACGCAGGTGGCTCAGCACCCGGTTGGCCCCAGCACGGTCGGACTGTCTGTTGCCCGTGCTGATCACCTGCCATCCATCGGGCATGGGGACACCATGCAGTGTCCGGGCTTGGCAGATGTTTGCCAAGACCTTTTGCAAGTCAGGCCCCGCTTGGTTGCGGTCATCGAACAGCAGGATGCCACGCTCTGGGGCCTTGCCCTTGACCGGGAACCACTCGGGAAGCTTGTAGTCCAGCTTGCCGTCGGTGCTTGGATACAGCACCCCAAAGTCCTCGACCAGCATGGTCGGCATATGCCGCTCGACGCAGGGAATGTCCAACTCGTTGGCAACTTCGTGGACGATGGTGGTCTTGCCACCACCGGGAGCACCCTCAATTGATAGGGTACGGGTGATGGGAAACAGAGACTTGATGGTCTCCTTCAAAAGTTTAGCTCGCATGATTTTTCCTCTCGGATTTTGGTGTATGGTCAGGGCCGTGGGATACCACGAAGATCGGGGTCGCCAGCCCCGTGTTGAGTTCGTCTCTCTGTCGTTTCGCTTCCTCCTTGTCGTTGAAATAGATAAAATTCCCCTTGGTGTCGCGCACCTTGGGGCCGTACTTGCCGTACCGCAGGCAAAAAAGCCTGAGCTCAGCGGTTGATGAAAACACATGCATATTCATGCCGTTCCCCCTTTGCGTCAATGTAAGTTTCACCACAGCCCGCCACCCATTCGATCAGGGCGACGGCCCACAACATGGCGACCAGTACGGCCACCATGAGCGCAAGTAACGCTTTCATACTTCCTCCCCCTCTTCGTCGTTAAGCCCATTGGCCACAATGGTGTCCCACACAGCCTCGTCACTGGTGAGGTAGTCATACTCCTTTCCCAAGGATGTATACAGGTCTCTCATGTGCCCCCTGAACGCTTCTGCGCAGTCAGCGGCCAGTGTGCTGCCATCGAACTGCTGCAACACTGCCTGCCATGCTTTTGACCGGATGTCGTCAACCGGATAGGGGCTGTAGTTCTCGACGAACTCCTCGTCGATGTACTCGTACCCGTCAGGCATCGGCATCTCGACGTCGAAGTCGACACATCGTTCGTGGTAATAGTGGTCTGAGTGCTTGGCGCTGAAGCGAAAGTGCTCTTTGGCATGCTGGATCAGCGCACTGTCGGTGTACCCCAATGACTTGAGGAACAGCCCCCAGTCGGCCACCTCCCCCTCAAAGCAGGCGCCGTCCCCCTGACTGGAGAACCCGCTAAAGTAAATTCGATCGACGTGGATGCCGACGGCCTTCATCTGCTCCTTGAAGTCGGCCTCCATGTCCTCCCACCAACTGTGGTCGTCCACGTTTATGTACAGGTAATAATCCAGCAGGTCTTGCTTGCTCATACTGCGACCCCCCCCAACAAGCGGGACTGAATCAGCCCACGGTATCCCTTGTTCACAAGGGTTTGCATTCCCGCAGTGGACAACCAATGCATCTTGGCACCATCCCAAACAGGGCGGGCATAACGCTGGTGTCGTGTCGTTGATCTGCTGTACTTATCCCGGTTGGCGAACCACCGGGTTTCACCGTCAATAGTGACGGCGACGTAGATTGGGAAGTGATGGGCGTAGCTGTAAACCACGTACCCATGCTGTCCCTCTGCGCTGATCGCAAAGACAGCGCAGAAAAACACCCCGAACAGGTTAGACCCTGTAAAGGGCTGCTGCTTTACGACGAACTCCCGACAGTCCTTGTTGGCAATCTTCATTGGACAACTCCTCAGATGGTTAACGATGCAACAGTGCATCCACAAGCCCTCTGTCACAGGGCTTGTAGTGGGCTGTCAGCTTAGCTGTTAATCAGGAATGGAAGCCGTAGTGGTCGCCGTGCCACACGGCACCAATGGTGCATCCGCGTTCACCATCATCCTTGCTGTAGACGGCAAGGAGGTCGGTTTCACCATCCCCGTAGATGGTTACGTGGGGGTACACCATCCCCCAAGTTGCCAGGTAACCGATGGCGGTGAACAGCTTGTCCCAAGTGCCGATGGTTTCGGCGATTTTGGTTAAGTTGCCGTTGGTAATGCGTATCTCTACGGTGCGATCAGACATGATGTGCTCCTTCGTTGTAGTACAACCCCAGCATGGCGAGTTCTGCGGTGCCGTAGACTTTTGAGCTACCGCAGGTCGAACAGACGTACTTTGCAGCGTCAGGTTCTACGCTATCCTCGACATTGCCACATGCCAAGCAGAAACCTTGGCACTCGTCGTCCATGTCCTGTAGCAGGACATTGCTCGGCATGTACTGCCGTTTTCCACTTTTTGCAGTGTATGGTTTGTAAATCTCAGCCATGATGTGCTCCTTACAATGTTAAAAATACTCTACAGAGGGCTCTGTAAAGGGGCCATCGAGGCCCAAACCCAGTCTAGCTCGGCGGCGCTGGCGTGTCAAGTTGCGGCTGATTTCCCAAGAGAATCGGCAACTTGACACAGGCCACTGCCTACTCCGTGTCGTCAATGAAACTGGCTAAAGGGTCGATGTCTTCGGGTTTCGGGGGGTTGTATCCAGTTTCTTTTGCAATGGCGCGCAGAACTATACAGCTTACTGGTGTAAATTGGCCTGTGGCGTACCGTGTAAGGTGCTGGTAAAGGTCAGTTGGGACACGGACGTGGAGGGTCTTTTTAGGGATCATAATGGTTCTCCTGAGTTGTTTACACCACATGGTGCGGAGCTAGTATAACACAACTGCTACACAATCGTACACAACTGCTACACAATCGTACACAACTGCTCTAAGAAAGCGGCGGGGGGTACGCGCGCAACTGCTACACAATCGTACACAACTGCTACACAATCGTACACAACTGCTACACAATCGTACACAACTGCTACCTGCCCTTTAGTAGCAGGTTGGTACACAACTGCTACACAATCGTACACAACTGCTACCCACTTTTTTGCGAAAACCACAGATAATCTAAACTTGACATGTAAACAATCTACTTTTTTGGGGTGTGTAGATGTAAACTTAGATCGCGTAAGTTGTTGATTTTAAACGATGTTGCACTGCACAATCTAAATAATCTACGTTTTTGGGGGTATGTGTACCAGAAAAAATTAGGGAGCTTGAGATTTCATAATGTGAAATTGAGAAAATCTCACGAGGTGGTATACCTATAAATAGTATATTTTTTAACTCATATATATCGTCAGCGACTGTGGATTTTTCCGCAGATTTGCGTAAGTGGTTGATTTCGTTGGTTTTTCTGCTAACTTGACACGTGTAAACTTGTAAAGTTAGAGCATGTAAAGCGGACTTCCGCGCGACTGGTTAATCGTAGATTGTTTAGATTGTTCTGCATTGCTGGCAAACTTGACACATTTTGCACCAAACTTGACGTAAACCGCGCGCGAGCCATGAACTTGGCACAGGCAGCTTGAACCGCGCGATGTAAAACCGGCGTAAGGGCGAGCAATGACCCCCCGACGTATAGTCTATAAAACTAACACATGCGATGACCCTCCAAAGACCCTCCACTGGCGCTCGGTGGCAAAACGAAAGGCAAAAAGAAAACCCGCTCACCTTGCGGTGGCGGGTTGCAGTCAGAAGCCCATAACTACTACCAACAAAAAGTAGAGAAAGGGCGCCGCGACCAGCGCGGCCAGAAATACCCTCATATCATCGTTCATAAACGCTCCAAAAAATTAAAAAGAAACCCGAAGCCTGTCACGCTTCGGGTACTTAGGTTATGCCAGTTTCGTCACGGCATTTCGTTTGGCCTGCCCGTCTTCACGCTTCGGAAGAAGCGCAATGTAGGGGTTCCCGTACCGGTTCGCCAGTAGCACCGGCTCGGTGCCGTCCTTTACCATGAACAGAGAGTACTTATTCACACTGGCCTTGCGAGCTTTCGCCAGCTTGGTCAATGTGGTGTAGCACTCTGCCGCGTTCTCGGCAGAGAATTTGCCATCGCTGTCGGCCTTAAGGGCTATTTCGCCCTTGGTGTTGAGTACTATTGACACGGTGCCATCATAGGTTTTTGCGGCCATTTCTATCTCCTAGGTGATAACCCTGATCCGGTGGCGAAATGCAACCTTCAAATCAAGGCCATCATTCAAAGAGACAAAAATAGCACCTTGTTAAAGAGCGGGAAACCTGCCGAGCAGTGCGATCACTGCATCGACAAATCCAGACTTACATAAATTGACATTGTTGTCAAGTATGCAATGGTTTTGCTGGCCACAGGCGCCGCCAAAGCCTCGGGCAACCCAAATCCCACAATCGCAACATGGCAAGAGGGGGGGGGACATGGCTGGCGAAAAATGACCCCCCGCCGTATATACCCAAACCCCTTAAACCAAGACCCAAAAAATAGCACGTGTAAAGTTAGCTTTTTGCAGTACACTCCCACTCACCCGTATATCCTTGGAGGTATGATGAAGCTACCCAATATCGCATACGACAAAGCCCTGCACCTTATTGCCGGACTGCTGGTGTTCACCATTGTGCTGCCGTACTCTGCAGACATGGCTCTTGTGGCCGCAGTCGCTGCTGGTGCAGGCAAAGAAGCCTACGACCGTGTTGCCGGGCCGGGCACCTCGGAATTCATGGACTTTGCAGCGACTTTCGCCGGTGGCCTGTGGGGGTACATGATCGTGCTGCTTGCGACCCGGTTTTGACACCCCTGTCACTTCTGGTGGTACACTGGCCGCATGGACAACCTACCGCTGAACCACACCAAATGGAACGACAGGCTGGCCTTCGACGTGGCGCTGACCCTCGAAGGCAGTGGAGAGACGCTTCAGGAGCTCATGGGGCGCCACAACATCACGGCCAACGACATCCTCGTGTTCAACGCCGACCCCATCTTCTTGAAGAAGGTGGAGCACTACCGCACCGAGGTGCGCGACAAGGGGCTGACGTTCAAGCTCAAAGCCCGGGCGCAAGCTGAGGAGTTGTTGACGACCTCATGGCTGCTGATCCACGATCCAGCTGTTTCCCCGGCCGTGAAGGCCGACCTGATCAAGTCCACTGTGAAGTGGGCGGGGTTGGAGCCCAAAGACAGTACTGTCCCCGATGGCGGTAGTGGTGGTGTCAAAATCACCATCAACCTTGGCCCGAACCCCGGCGACGCGCGCACCATTGAAGCCCCTGTTTACGAAGTTGAAGCCGAAGATGCAACTGCCCTCGAATATTGAAGACCTGTTCACCCAAAATTTCAATGGGTTTCGCGCGTTCAAACTGCGCAGTGCAAGCGAAGCCATCGCGGTGGAGAACGAGCTCGCGCGGCAGGAACGTTCGTTCCAGACTAGGATCACACGGAGCAAAAAACACGGGCGGGAGTTTGTGATTCTGCTGGTCGAAGGAGCTCCCGCATGGCTTTAGATATAAATTACACACCGCCGCCAACCGGCAAGCGGTTCATGGCCTCGGACGACAAGATGCGCGTGATCGTCGGTCCTGTGGGCTGTATCGCTGGTGATACCCTTATCCAAACGGAGGAGGGGGCCATCCCCATTGAGCGTATAGATCGGCCAGTGCGCGTTCTAAGTTGGGACGAGACAGGTCAACGATACCGGCTTTCTCCAAGTGGCGGTGCGTTCCCGAAAGGTAGGGACTATCTGTACCGAGTGACAACGCTGCGAGGAGAATTTGATGCACTCGGACTTCACCAAGTGCTTTGCGCTGACCGTAGATATCAACCTGTTGAATCTTTGCGCCCCGGTCAGTCCTTGCACCTATGTTCTTTACCCCCTTCGGCGACCACCTACGCGGCCCTGTTGCAGTCTGAGCCAGATGCTCACCATTTGACGCAAACAGCCGTAGATTATCTGGCGCGTTATGCAGAGTCAGCCCGTCTACGTGGTCAACCACTTCTTCAGGAGACAGGTAACGGCCCAGCTTTTTCTCCATTACGAGGCGGTGCTCGCAGATTATTTTCCCAGCTCTGTTCGGGCGCTGCCTTGCGTGCGGGTGGTCTGTTGGGGCTGTCACAAGTACATAGCCGTCAAGGCCAACTCGCCTTCCACACGCATACTGGTGGTTGCGTGGCCCCGGTTGAGCGCCTTCGCTCAGACGATCCAGATCGAATTTCTTCATCACCCTCCGGACATATCGAGGGGAAAGCCCAACAATTTCTGCGATTTCTACGGACGAGCGCTGCCCGTTGGAAAGTTCGATTATTTGCTTTGTGTTCTCGTTCATACATAAGCTCCTTATCCGACGGGACCATTATCTCTATAGAGCGTTTGCCCGGCAAGCAGGTTTATTGGGATATGCAGGTTTTGGATACGAATAACTACGTGACTGCGGATGGTACTGTCCATCACAACAGCGGCAAGAGCGTGACCTGTTCGTTCGAGGTGGTGCGGCGCGCCTCGATGCAGAAACCCAACGCCAACGGCATCCGCAAAACCCGTGCGGCTGTCGTGCGGGAAACTGCCCGCCAGTTGCAGGACACCACGATCAAGACCTTCCTTGACTGGTTTCCTCCGGGGCAGTGTGGGCAGTACATGCGTACCACCAAGACGTACTTTTTCAAGGTGGGGGATGTGGAGTGCGAGATTATGTTTCGCGCCCTCGATGACGCTGACGACGTGGCCAACCTGAACTCGCTGGAATTGACTTTCGCTTGGTTCAACGAATGCCGAGACATCCACCCCGACATTGTGGACGCCATGTCCAAACGTATTGGGCGATTCCCCAGTGCAAAGGACGGCGGGCCGACGTGGCACGGCATGTGGGGTGATACCAACCCGCCGACGATGGACGGGTGGTGGTATTACCAGATGGAAGGGCTTGACCCCAAGGATGGTGTCTCGCCCAACGACAACGGCTGGGCGGTGTTCAAGCAGCCCTCCGGGCGCAGCGCGTACGCCGAGAACATCGAGAACTTGCCCGAGGGGTACTACGACACCCAAGGGCGCTCCGAGGAGTACATCCGGGTTTACATCGATGGCGAGTACGGGCTGTCCTCCGCCGGTATGCCCATTTACAAGTACTTCCGGGTTGACTACCACATGGGCAAAGAGCGCCTGCGGCCCATTATTAACGGGGTGCGGCCCATCGTCATTGGCATGGACTTAGGGTTAACCCCAGCAGCCGCGATCGGTCAGCTTGACCCCCGCGGGCGGGCGCTGATACTTGACGAATGTGTCTCGTTCGATATGGGCATCCAGCGGTTTGTCCGCACCATGCTCAAGCCCTTGCTGTACGAGCGGTTTCCCGGTGCCCCTGTGCTGGTGGTTGTCGACCCTGCGGGGGTGCAGCGGGCCCAGACGGACGAGCGCAGCGCGGTGGACATCATCAAAGCGGAGAACCTCAAGGTCATCCCGGCCAAGACCAACAACGTCTCGGCGCGCATCAACGCGGTGGACGAGTACCTCATGCGCCAAGTAGACGGCGACCCGGCGTTTCTCGTCGACCCGCGCTGCACGCAGCTCAAAGCCGCCATGATGGGTGGGTACCGGTACAAGCCCAAGGGCGACGGGGACATCGACAAAAACAAGCACTCCCACGTGGCTGAAGCCCTTCAGTACCTCATGCTCCATATTTCGAGCGCCAGCGAGGGGCAGCAGATGGGGCAGCGCCGGGAAATAAAACGGGTACCCGCGCTTGGATGGACGTGATATGATTGCATTGCTGCTTTCCGCAGTTTCTGTTGTCTCCTCCCCGCCTCCGCGGGTTGCCCCCAAGCGCATTTTTGCCTTGGGGGTTTCTTTTTGTTTGACACGCTGTATACTTGCTGGTAGAACCCTGTTGCAAGGGTAAGGAGCGGCCATGAAAATGTCGAAGTCAAAGAGCAAACCGTACACAGCCATCTCGGACAATCCCAAGCTGGACACTACTGGTATGGCTGGCAAACCGATGGATTACTGCGGCGCAGAGGGCGAGTACAAGCCGCCTCCGATGACCGTGATGCAGATGATGGATAGGCACAAAGCAATCCAACCGAAGAAGTGACACAATGGCTGGACTGACATTCCTACGAGTGGTGTCTAACACCGATCTTACGAAGCAAGAGCAAGAGGCGACGAGCCGTGCGCTGCAAGAGCGACAGAACCAGCCCGTGATTCTGGGGCTGGCGGCGTATTTGCGCCAGTGCTGGGACGCCGCGCATCTCGCTAAACGCCCCATCGAGCGCAAGATGCTGGACGCGATGCGCCAGCGCAATGGCGAGTACGACGCAGACAAACGGCAACAAATTCGTGCCCAAGGCGGGTCAGAAATCTACATGATGATCACCGAGGTCAAATGCCGCGCTGCGGAGTCGTGGCTTCGGGACATCCTGCTCGATAGCGGCGCCCCGCCGTGGGACTTGCACGCGACCCCCATACCTGATCTTGGCCCGGTGCAGACCAAAGAAGTGCAGGCCATGTTTGCAGAGCAGGTGCTCAAGATGGTCGATGAGTACGGCAAGGCACCCAATATTGAGGAAATGCGCGAGATCAAAGAGATGGTGTCGCAGGATTACCGTTTTGGCATTCTGCGAGAGGCGCAGAACCGCGCCGACCGGATGAAGACCAAGATTCAAGATCAGTTTGCGCAAGGCGGTTGGGAAACATCGTTCAACGAGTTTGTCACTGACCTTGTGACGTACCCATGCGCCTTTATCAAGGGGCCGGTTGTCCGGCGCCAGCGCGCGCTTGGGTGGAAGACGGACAGCACGGGGCGCACCGTTGTGGAGCCCACTGAGCGGTTGGCGCCTGAGTACGAACGGGTTGATCCGTTCCGTATTTACCCCGAGCCGGGGATCAGCAACATCAACGAGGGGTATATCTTCGAATTGCACCGCATGACTCGCATGGAACTGTCCGACCTGATTGGCGTTCCGGGGTACGATGACGACGCGATTCGGAGCGTGTTGGACGCCGACAGCGGCGGTACATCGTGGGTCAACGACGGTATTGAGCTCCAAAAGGATGAGGAGGAGCGCAAGTACTATTCCTACATGCGACCGACTTCCGAGTTTGAGGCTATTGAGTTCTGGGGCAAGGTCAGCGGCAAGATGCTTGTGGAATGGGGGATGACTGAGGAAGAAGTCCCTGATCAGGCGCGCGAGTACGACGCCAACGTCTGGCTGGTCGGCAACTATGTCATCAGGGCGGTGCTGAACTACGACCCCCTCGGGGAAAAGCCCTACGCCAAGACTTCGTTTATCAAGTGCCCCGGCGCGTTCTGGGGTAAGGGTATACCTGAGATCATCGAGGATTTGCAGGGCGTATGCAACGCCGCCGCCCGCGCGCTGATAAACAACATGGGTATCTCCAGTGGGCCGCAGGTCGAGGTCAACGTTGAGCGCCTGCCACCCAACGAGGACATTACCAACCTGTCTCCTTGGAAAATCTGGCAGACCATCAACGACCCCGTGGGGTCAAGTGCACCGGCTATTCGGTTCACGCAACCTGATTCGCGCGCAGATGAACTGGTGGGGGTGTACGAAAAGTTCAGCCGTCTGGCGGACGACCACTCTGGCATTCCGGCCTACATCTACGGTGACACCGATGTACAGGGCGCAGGGCGCACAGCGTCGGGTTTGTCCATGCTGATGGGCGCCGCAGGTAAGGGTATCCGTCAGGTGGTTATGCACATCGACAGCGATGTGATCAAACCTATTGTCATGCGCCAGTTTGTGTACAACATGCGCTACGACGAAGACGAAGCAATTAAGGGTGATGTTGAAGTAGTCGCCAAAGGCGCGATTAACCTTGCAGTCAAGGAGACGGTCAACATTCGCCGCATTGAGTTCCTCAACGCAACCGCCAACCCCATTGATCTTGAGATCATTGGGAAGGAAGGACGCGCCACCGTCCTGCGGGAAGTGGCGAAAGGGTTGCAAATGCCTGTGGAGGACGTTGTTCCATCTCGGGATAAGTCAGGTTACCAAGGCCGTATTCAGGCGCGGGCGGCGGCTGTTGCTGAGCAGCAGGCCCAAGCCCCGCAGGGTACGCCTACGCAGCCTGACGGTACTCCCAAAGGTGGGCAAGAAGCCAACACAGTCGGGAGGGCTGCTGCATGATCAAGCCCGAACCGCAGATCATCAAAGGACTGGCGCAAGCTGTCCGGCAACACCCAGAGCTTCTGGCGTGGATGGAAGGCGTGTTTGCGCATGAGATGAAGCGCCTGCCTTACGCAGTAGACAATCCGGCAGTTTTTCAGGGGCGCTGCCAGATGCTTGGCGAACTTATTGAGTTCGCCGAAAATGCCCCCGCAATAGCGGCAAAGTTATAATGACTCGCCTTTAACTCACGCACACCGACAAGGAGCGTTTTACTATGGCACTTCCAGAGCAAATTCGTAAACAGACCGAGGCAGTTCAGGAGTTGTACAAGCAACTCAACACCGACGACAGCACAGGCGAAAAGGGATTCCCTTCCGCCGATGGAACTGTTGTGCCCGTTGAGGATAATGGCAACCAGAATCTTGCCGACGAGAACCCTGCAGCGAATGATGCTGCCTCGTCGCCCGCAAATGAGCACAAGCCGGGTGGCGACAATGTGTCGGAAGAAACTATCGTGCAGAAGTACCGCACGTTGCAAGGTATGTACAACGCTGAAGTCCCACGGCTGCACCAGCAGAACCGTGAGATGACCCAGCGGGTACAGCAGATGGAACAGTTGCTCGCATCGTTGTCTGCACAACAGCAGGCTCCTGCCGCCCATTCCGAGCCAGTCGTTGACCGGCTCATCACCGACAAAGATGTTGGGGAATACGGCGAGTCTCTAGATGTGATGCGCAAGGTGTCCCGCGAGGAATTAGTCCCCGTGGCGCAACGCCTTGCGCAGATCGAGGCGATGCTGCATCAGATGCAATTTAACGTCGTGCCGCAGGTGCAAGCCGTTGCGCAGCGTCAGCAAATGAATGCAGAGCAGCAGTTTTGGGCCGACCTAGCCGCAAATGTCCCGAATTTTCGTGAGATTAACGGAAACGATGGGTTCCAATCGTGGCTGTTGGAGGCTGATCCGCTGACTGGTATCACCCGCCAGACCTACCTTGACAACGCGCAACGGTCACTTGATGTCCCGCGTGTAGTTAATTTCTTCCGTACTTGGCTTGAAATGACTGGACAAGCCCCGGTTGCTCAAAACTCTCAGCGTAACAATTCTGCATCCGAACTTCAAAAGCAGGTTGCACCGGGCCGCGGCCGTAGCACGAATAGTGCGGCAACGGCAGCTGCGGCATCCGGTAAGACCTACACCCCTGCCGATATTCGCGCCTTTTTTGAAGACGTTCGGCAGGGGCGCTACAAGGGCCGGGAGCAGGAGCGTGACCGCGCCGAACGCGATATTTTCGCTGCACAGCGAGAAAATCGTATTGTCAATGCTTGATTAAAGGAGCCTTATCATGGCTGGATTTCCTGTTGCATCCCCCCGTACCGTTAACTACAACGGTAACTTTATCCCCGAGATTTGGTCGGGTAAACTGATTGAGAATTTCTACGACGCCACTGTGCTCGCAGCGATTTCCAATACCAACTACGAAGGCGAGATTCGTCAGCACGGTGATACGGTCAACATCCGTACCACACCTGATTTGACGATCCGTACTTACGAGAAGGGTATGACCCTTCAGGTCGAAAATCCTGACAAGCCGAAAATTCAGCTCGTCATTGACAAAGGTGAATATTTCGCCGCTGTTGAGGACGATGTGGACAAGGTTCAGTCGGACATTGCCCTGATGGACACTTGGTCAAAGGACGCCTCCGAAAAGATGAAGATCAAGATCGATCAGCGCGTTCTGGTCGACATCCTCCCCGGTGTCGCCGCGATCAACAAAGGCGCGACCGCTGGTCGCATCTCGGCCAACATCAATCTTGGTACCACTGTGGCACCTGCTGCATTGACCAAGAACAATGTGCTGGACTTCATTGTGGACATGGGCACCGTGTTGGATGAAGCCAATGCCCCCGAAGGCGAGCGCTTTTTGGTTATCCCGGCCAAGATGGCCGGTATGATCAAGAAGTCGGACCTGAAGGATGCGTCTTTGTCCGGTGATGCCATGTCGGTGATGCGTAACGGTCGCCTCGGTATGATCGACCGTTTCACCCTGTACATGAGCCACAATCTGTTCGTTGATGCGGGCAAGTTCAGCGTGATCGCTGGGCACAAAATGGGCCTGACGTTTGCTTCGCAGATGACCAATATGGAAACCATCCGCAGCGAGTCCACGTTTGGTAACATCGTCCGTGGCCTTCAGGTCTACGGTTACAAGGTTGTGAAGCCCGAGGCTTTGGCCCAAGGTATCATTACCCTGTCGTAATAAGTTGGGGGGCTTCGGCCCCCCGCTTGATAGGAGAAATTGAATGCCAGCCAATCTAACCGGCTCCACCATTGCGAGCACATACTCGCAACTTTTGCACGTAAACGGTGGCCCTACTGCGACCGAAAAGCCCGTTTACAGCGCTACTGGGGTAGCCACCGCGTTAAAGGTCGGCACGGTTTCCGCGGCGGTGGGCAACATCCGCCTAAGCGGGAATACTGTTTCCGCCCTTACCGGGAATTTGACGCTCGGGCCAAATATTGCGTTTGACAACGCCAGCAACGCCCGGACGGCCCTTGGGCTCGGGACGATGGCGGTTCAGAACGCCAACAACGTTGCTCTTACGGGTGGCACGATTTCCAATATTACTGATCTTGCTATCGCAGACGGCGGCACGGGGGCGTCCACAGAAGTGGGAGCGCGTACCAATCTCGGCCTCGGGACGATGGCGGTTCAGAACGCCAACAACGTCGCCCTTACAGGGGGCACGATTTCCAATGCTGCCTTCATAGGGGGCACGATTTCCAACACCACGTTTACTGGCACGCTTACCGGCATGACGCTGGTTGAATCCGCGACTCTGGCAACAGGTAGTACTACGGCAGGGGTGAACCTCGACGGCAGCACGCTGGCCGCTGACGGCACCGACACCGACATTGACATTAACATTACGCCCAAAGGTACGGGCGAAGTCAACGTCACCAACATCAACGTATTGAGCGGTAAGGTACCATTTGGGGTCATCACGAGCCGCGCCTACGCCTCGTTCTCAGATATAACCGACCAGACTGGTAGTGTCACTGCGGCGACCCCCGTGAAGTTCGGCACACCCGAAGTCGCGGGTTCGGGCATCACGATGGCCTCAGACGGGGTGAATATGACCCGGCTCACGTTTGCAGCGGCGGGTACCTACATGGTAGCCCCCAGCTTGCAGTTGGAAAATTCTGCGAGCAGCGACCATGACGTAACTATCTGGTTCGCCTTAAATGGTACAAATATCGCCCGGTCGGCTACTCGTGTCACAGTTCCCAAAGTCGGCGACGGTGGGGCGGCGTTCTTCCAGATCGTCTTCTATGTCACTGTTACGGCTGGCCAGTATGTGCAGGTGATGTGGTTGCCCGAGGACGTTGCCGCGACTATCGGGTACACCGCGGCCAATTCGATTACACCGGCTATCCCTTCGGCCATTGTCGTTGCGGAGAGGATCGCGTAATGGATACCAAAGACGCGCGGTTCGCGTTTGGCGGTAAGCAAAGTGGGATGACAAAGGAGCACACAATGGGCAAACTATATATTCGGGTGAAGAAAGACGGGTTTTTGTACGGGTACAACGCAATTTTGGCGGAAAACCCGGACTGCGAAGTCATCACTGAAAGGGAAGCGTTCCCGGAGCGTTTCGTCCCCACACACGCCGCTGACCGTGTGGGGGGGCCAGAGAAAGGCAAGCGCACTGCCAAGCACAAAGCAGCGCTCGATCTGTCGACCGTTGACGTCCCCGAGGCGCCGCTTTATACTCCCCCAGAATTGGCTGAAGACGCCGCACGAAACCTACCCATATGACACCCGCTGACGTTATCGCTGAAACTCGGAGCCTGATTCAGGACACCAAGGCGCCGTATCGTTACAGCGATGCAGTGCTGCTCGGCTTCGTCAACCAGACGCTCAAGCGCATGGTGATGCTTCGTCCAGATTTGTTCACGACGATTACCAGTCTTCCAACGGAACCTAATGACGTGCAGCAGGCGTTACCTACCAGTGCAGTGAGGTTGGTTGAGTTGTTCCGGGTTGTTGGCGGGCCATCACTTGAGGAAGCGGACTGGGGTGTCTTCACCCGCACGTATCCGGAGTGGGCGACCGACCCCGCGGGGGTGCCAACGAAATACATTCGGCACCCGCGCAACCCCCGGGTGTATTTCCTATACCCCCGCCCAGCGGTAAACATCGCGCTTCTTGGTGAGTACGTTGTCACACCCCCTAATTACGCACTGGATGACGACATTAGTGGATTGCCCGACGCGTATTTTGGCGCGATAGTAGATGGCGTAGTGTTCTTGGCGGAGTCTGTGGACAACGAGCATGTTAACTCCAACCGTGCCAAGCTGTTCTTCGACTCGTTTGTGCAAGCGCTTGGGGTATCTTTGCAGTCCCGCGCACTGACGGATAGCGACGGCAGAGGCGGCGCAGCGCGGGCTGACGCAAGGGAAGGCGCGCAATGACACCGAATGACGTTATCACCGACGCCCGACGGCTGGCCCAAGACAATGGGTTGCTACGCGCGCCAGATACATACACTGCAGCAGCGCTGCTAGGGTTTGTGAATCAAGTGCTGAGGCAAACGGCAGTCCTGCGTCCTGATCTGTTCACGGTGATGGCTGACATTCCGACGACTCCCAATGTCGTGGAGCAGCGGCTCCCGGCTGATTCCATTCGGCTGGTCAACATACTGGCTGCCAAGGATGGGGGCGCGATTACTGAAGTGTCCCGCGAAATGATGGATCAGTCGTACCCCCAGTGGCGGCTTGATTCTGCCGGTACGCCGGTCAATTACATGCGGCACGTTCGTAATCCGAACCAGTACTTCCTATACCCCAAGCCCATCGCGGGGGTAGTTCTTACTGGTGAATACGCCCAGTCGCCACCGACCTATACGATAGACCAGCAGATTGCGCTGTTGCCTGATGCGTTCCAGCCAGTCATTACGGCAGGCGTTGTGATGTTGATTTCTGGAGTAGAAAATAGCAACCAGAGTGTTCAGCGGTTCTCGCAGTTTCAAGAGATGTATGCGCAAACACTCGGGGCCAATTTGCAGACTAGGGCTACCACGGATACAAAATCTAGCGGGCTCGATCCGAAGCAGGTGATCTAATGTCTGAACGCACATTTGCCTCCCTTGTTTCACGCGTCGCAGCGAGTGTCCCCGGATGCCCGCAGCCGGTAATCGTTAGCTACATCCGGGACTCCGCGATCCGTACGTGCGAGCGGACGCTGGTGTGGCGGTATCAGATACCCCTATTCCAGCTGCAACCGGGGGTATATGAGTACTTTTTCACTAAACCTGAACAGACGGATGTTCACGCTGTGTTTTCCAGCGTGGTTAACGGCGCACCCTTGGAGACACTCACATTGGATCAAGCTATTTGCGTGTATCCGAAGTGGGCTGACCTCTACAGCGGGCTGAATGCAGAGCAGTTGTGGGCTGAGGCAGAGGCCCCCAGCACGTACAATGAAGCCCAATACAACGAAGCCCAGTACAATAACACTGCTGAGTTCGTGCTACCTGCCGCGGCGACAGCTGACGGCGGCACCCCACAAAGTATCACGCAGATAAGCCCAGACAAGTTCATTGTGTTGCCCATGCCGGACGCTGCAAAGACGTACCAGATGCGGATGTTTGTCGCGCTCAAGCCCAAAAAAACCGCGACTGGCATGGATGAGGTTATCTTAGATGATCTTGAAGAAGTTATCATGCATGGGGCGCTGCAACATCTTCTGGTGTTACCGAACCAAGCGTGGTCAGACCGTGAACTTGCTGCCTACCACGCCAAGCAGTACGTATTCCAGACCGCTGAGCGCCGCGCAAGAGCCAACCTTGGGAACGCCCGCGGAACGTTGCGAGCGCGGTTCCCACCGTTTTAAGGAGTAAATCGTGTTCATCCGTCTAAAGAACAACGCCTCGGGGTTTCTCGCCAATGCCGTATCGTCGACTGACACGCTGCTCGTCTTGCAGGCTGGCGGGGGGGAGGAATTCCCCGCAATTCGCGGTACGCAGTTTTTCTATGTGACGATTGCCAGCCCAGTTGGCGCAATTGAAGTCGTTAAGGTGACTGGCCGGTCTGGGGACTCCTTGACTGTGCATCGGGCGCAGGAAGAAACCAGCGCGATGTCCTTCCCTGCGCTGTCACGGGTTGAGATGCGCATCAGTGCTCAGTCTATCTACGATGTTATTGACTCTGCGATCAGCGGTACTAGCCTTGCAATTTCTAACATTGGCAGTGTAATCACCGTCGCAGCTAATATTGGTAGCGTCAATACAGTTTCCGACAACTCTGGCGATGTGAGTAATGTGTCCGCTAATATGGCGAAGATATGGGATGTCTCGCACGACATCGACAACGTTAATACGGCTGCCACCGGTATCATTGATATAAATACGGTTGCCACCAACGTTGCTGCTGTCAACACGGTAGCGGGCAACATCCAGCCCATATTAGCTAATATCGAAGTAATTACTGCGGTGGGCGCAAACATTGCTAACGTGACCACCGTTGCGACCATATCTGCTAACGTGAACACGGTTGCAGGCGCCAATGCTGCTGTGACTGCCGTTGCCGGGGTTGCCTCAGAAGTGGTTACGGTGGCTAACGCCGCCGCTAACATGGCTACCGTTGCCAACGCTGTTACAGAGGTGATTACCGTGGCGGGGGTTGCCCCGGCGGTAGCTACGGTTGCAGGCGTTTCCGCCGACGTGACGACCGTGGCGGGGGTTGCCCCGGCGGTAACTACGGTTGCAGGCGTCTCCGCCAACGTGACGACCGTGGCGGATATTTCCGCTGCAGTAAGCACGGCGGCGGCGAACATCGTCGCCATTCAGGACGCGCCCGCGCGCGCCAGTCAGGCCGCTAGCAGCGCGGTGGCTGCCAACCAGTCCGCTGTAAACGCAGCGGCATCCGCGGCCTCGGCGTGGAACACCGTGGCCATAGTTGAAGAAGCCAGTGCCAGCATTTCAGCCTTCAACGCCGCCCGGGTAACGGCGGATTCCGACTTCGGTCTCAACTTTTTTTAACAAAGGAACCTTACCATGTCATCAACTGCACAAAGCACACTGGTAGCGCGTATTGCCACCGTATCGGCCACCGAGACCGACTTGCAAAAACTCGCCTATGCCGCCAAAGGTCTGGCGGCGCTGGAGCCCACGGGCTCAACTGACACGACCCAGTATTACGGTGTGAGTTGGGATGAGTTTGCTGACACCTACGTGGCCACTGGCTCTGCCACGGCGCACATTGCACTGCCCGTCCAGTCTCGGATGCGCCGTTGTTTGCTCAATGACGCTGGCGAAGTGGTCAGCTATCTGCACCCGCAAAACAGCCTGTATCTGGACAGCGGCAACATTGCCGACCTCACGGGTGTGGCCGGACAAGTCATGGTGGAGGTGCCGAAATTCTGGCAGCGTTACAGCTATGTCGGCACGCGCCACACTTGGGAGATTGCCGAACAACCCTTGGCAGGCTTCAGCGTACACCCTGCTTTTGTCAAGGATGGGGTCGAGGTGCCTTACCGCTACACCAGCGCCTATGAAGCCAGCCTGAGCACGACCAAGATCGCCTCGGTTTCTGGCGTGCTGCCGCAAACTGCCCGCACGCGTGCCCAGTTCCGCGCGGCTGCTGTGGCGCGTGGCGCGGGTTGGCGGCAGTATGACTACTTTATGCACAGCGCATTGCAACTGCTGGCGCTGGTGGAGTTTGGCAGCTTCAACATCAAGGGCGCGATTGGTGCTGGCCGGGTGAATCTGTCAGGTGGCAGTTGGGTCGAGGGCAGCTACTTGGCGCTGACTGGCTTGTCCAACAGCTTTGGCAACGGCAGTGGCAGCGTGGCACTGGGCGGCACCGCAGGCTACCTGACCGACGTGATGAGCTACCGTGGGGTTGAAAACTTCTGGGGCCACGTCTGGAAGTTTGTTGACGGCATGACGGTTGACGCTACAGCCAACGACACCACCACGGCCATTCCGATCTGGGTGACCAACGACAGCACTTATTTTGCCGACACCGGCAGCGCGGGTATGACCAAGCTCTGGGACATGACCAACTTTGGCGCGACCAATGAGGGCTACACCGCTACGCTGCATGAAAACATTGTCGGGTTCATGCCAGATGCACTAGGAGGCACCAGCACCACCAAGGCGCATCAGTACACTTGGCAGTACTCGGCCAATAACCAAGGGTGGCGTACCCCCTATGTTGGCACGCATGCGAATTATGGCGCGGGTGCGGGGCCGCTCGCGCTCTCTTTGTATGATGCGTCGGGCTTTTCGAGTGTGGCTGTCGGCGCGCGCGCGGGGTTCTGAAATTTTTGGATGCTGAAAATGGGAACCTTGTCCGCTAACCCGAGGAGCCAGCTTTTGGGCCTTTCGCAACGTACCCCCTATGTTGGCACGAATGCGAATAATGGCACGAATGCAGGGCCACTCACGCTCAATTTGAATAATGCGTCAGGCATTTCGAATGTGAATATCGGCACGCGCACGGAGTCTGTCCTTTACTTGAATCCAGGACAGGGTTTCCACGCCCCTTGGCGAAATATAGAACGGCCCTTTGGTGCTGGTAGGCGTCACCGCCGAACGCTCCGGGCCGGGACAGGAACCGTATGAAACGCTACGGTAACCTTTACGCCAAGGTATGCACGCTGGAGAACATCCGGCTGGCGCACAAAAACGCCCGCAAGGGCAAGCTGAAATACGCCGAGGTCAAGTGGGTCGACGCCCACTTGGACGAGTGCGTTGCGCAGATTCAAAAAATGCTGGTTGAAAAAACTTACACCACTTCACCTTATCGGGTGTTTGACAAGGTTGACAACGGCAAGCGGCGCGTGATCTACGCGTTGCCCTATTTCCCCGACCGCATCATTCATCACTGCATCATGCAGGTGGTCGAAGACATCTGGATGCGTACCTTCATCAGGGACACCTACGCCAGCATGAAAAACCGGGGCGTGCATGATGGCGTGCGCCGGGTGCAGTCGGCCATGCGTAACGACCCGGCGGGTACGCGCTACTGCCTTAAGATGGACGTGACCCAGTTCTACCCGTCTATCAGCCACCCATTGCTGAAGCAAACCATTCGCCTGAAAATCAAAGACCCCGACCTGCTGGCGCTGATGGATGGCATCATCGATTCGGTACCGTCCGGCGTGCCCATTGGCAATTACCTGAGCCAGTTTCTTGGTAACCTGTTCCTGTCAGGCATTGACCACTGGGGCAAAGAGGTGCTGGGCCTGAAGTACTACTTTCGGTATTGCGATGACATCGTGGTGCTGCTCGACGACCCTACCCGGTTGCACCAGTTGCGCAGCCTGTTTGACACCGAGCTTGCCGCTATCGACCTGTCGCTGAAGGGCAACTGGCAAGTGTTCCCGGTCGCCGCGCGCGGTGTCGATTTTTTAGGCTACCGGTTTTTCGGCACGCACACGCTTGTGCGGCGCCGCATCGCAGACAAATTCCGCCGCCAAATGCGCCAGCACCGCAAGGCGTGGCACCGTAAAGCCCCGGCAGCGGTGCTGTCATCCATCATGAGCTACCACGGATGGATGCGCTTCGCGCAGGCTAAAAGCCTGTTTAGCCACCATGTTTCCAAACCCTTGCGCCAGCGAGTGATAACCCGCACTGGGCGCTATACCCTTGAAGGAGCTTTCCAATGAAAATGCACTCTACCCACCTACCCCCGGCCCTGCACACCAGCAACGGTGTCTGGTTTTTCAATGTGAACCCTGTACTGATCCCCGGCGCACCGGCCACCGAGACCACCGAGGCTACCCAAGACAGCTATGAGTGCGACAGCATGGCTTTGACCGGCGAACCCGCGCGTGCTGCGCTCATCTCCGCGGGTATCGCTGCGCGCTACAGCAAAGACGACGAGATTGCGTTGCTCAACAACAAGCTGCTGGGTGATGATGCAGCTTACGCGGCTTACGCGGCTTACCGTGATGACGTCAAGGCGCAAGTCGCTGCGGCTGGCTATCCGGCGGTGTAACGGTTACTGGGGTTGCCATGCTTGACACGCTTATTTGGCTCGACGTCACCCTGTGGCGCTGGGCCACGCTTGGCCGCTATCCGGTAGGCGAGACGGCATCAGCGGCGGCTTGGCGCATGCAGCTGGCAGGGCGCAGACGTGGCCGGGTGGCAGGTGCATATTTATGAAAGATAAAAATGACGAATGACCACACCGAACGCCGCGCATGGCCGCGCCCTGTAGCACCGCATGACGACGCCCACCCATGTACCAACGGCTGCGACGATCTGAACGATGTGTCTGCCGCCATTGAGGCCACCCGCGTGGAGTTGCAGAGTTTTGAGCACCGGCTCGACGAGGGGCATGTCCAACTAAATCGCTTTGAGCACCGGCTCGACGAGGGGGACGCACGCATGGGCCGCATCGAGACAATGATCAACGCCAACAACCGTTCAATGACCCAAAACTCTGCGGACACGGCAGAGATATTGGGGATCATGAACGACACCAAAACAGCGTTCAAAATGATCGGGCATTTGGGTATGGCGATTAAATGGGTGGCCGGTATTGCGGTGGCGATTGGCTCGGTGTGGCTGATCTTCAGGGATTTGCACAAATGA